GCTCAGTTAACCCGCCAGGTACCTATTGGCTCTTTTTGGTCAAACTTTACTCAAGCTCATTTAGCGTATATATACTATATAATAAATCATACGAAAGGACAACTGCAATGAATGAAAAAATCAAAACTTGTGAAAAATGTGGCTCAACGATGGGCAAGAAAAACTCAGGTCATGTAATTTATTATGAATGTAATTATTGCGGTAAAAAAGACAATGATTAGGAAAATGATTTGCTCTTGTGGTAAATTGATTGCGGATAATGAAATCTGTCCGTGTAAGAAAAAAGCTAGAGCTATTAGAAATAAACAAAAAAATGAACTCAATGCTGAATTGTCTAAAGTTATGAAATCGGTGAAATGGAAACGATTCAGAAAAAATATTATAAATCGTGATGGAGCTGCCTGTCAACGCTGTCTAATCAAATATAATATTATTAATAGCGACAATCTCCAAGTACACCACATCAAACCAAGAAGTGAATATCCAGAACTAACGTTTGAACCAGAAAATTGTATTACATTATGTAAAACATGTAACTTACAACTTGGGACAAAAGACGAATTGGATTTTAAAACTACGATTGAAACATTGGACGATTTCGTAATTTAAGGAGTGATATTATGGCTAAACCGAGAAAGCCAGCAGCTTTGAAGCAAGGTAAATCTGAAACACAAGCTGAATTAAAAGTACGTGAAGAACAAGAAAAACGTTTGATGGGCAACACTGACATGCTACAACATGTACCAGAATACCTTGACCCATTAGCACAAGCATTTTACAAATATTTAATTACAGAGCTTGAAATCGGTGGTTTATTGTCTAACTTAGATATTCCATTATTGGAACAAACTGCAGACGCATTAAGTAAGTTACGACAATGTGACGACATTTTAAATACTGAAGGAATTAAAGTTACAACATTTGACCGCAATGGTTTTGAAGTTGTAAAAGAACATCCAACAGTTAAAACCAAAATGGCATATTTAAATGCTTTCAAAACTTTATCAAATCAACTGGGAATGAGTCCAGCTTCAAGAGCTCAACTGGCAGGTATGCAAGTACAAGCTAAGGAAGAAGAAGCAGACCCATTATTGCAATTGTTAAAGAACTCATAATTGAATATTAATATTCAACTTTGAGATTCATATATATTAGGAGGAAATTTTTTATGGCATGGGAACAATTTCAAACACCGTTTCAAGTTTATCCAGACACATGGAAATTTAAAGATGAAACAGGTAATTATGTAAAGCAACAATGGAAACAAATTAATGGTAAATGGTACGTATTCGCTGACAATGGCGAAATGATTCGTGATTGGTTCTGGAATGGATACTTCTGGTTCCATTTAAACACTGATGGCTCTATGACAACTGAAGGCTGGGCTAACATTGATGGCGATTGGTACCGTTTCAACTCAGAAGGTCATATGCAACTTGGGTGGCAACAAATTGATGGCGGTTGGTATTACCTTGAACATTCTTCAGGTAGAGCAGAAAAAATGTGGTACAAGAGTGCCGATACAAATTGGTATTACTTATCACCTGGTAACCAAACTGTTGATGGCGTATTCTTCAAAGAATGTCAAGCACTTGAAAATGTTTGGTTAGAAGAAGCAGGAAAATGGTATTGGTTCAAAACTGCTGGTACTATGGCTCGCAGTGAAACTATCGTTATTCGAGGAGTTTCAAGAACATTCAACTCAGATGGTTCTTGTGTGAATCCAAATTAATTAACTAGGGAGCTCATTTGAGTTCCCTATTTTTTTTATTATATAGGAGGAATTAAAATGGCAGAATTTAAACTACCACCAACGGAAATAACAAACATTGAGGAAGCCAAAGAAATTCCTTGGGGAGTACAACATGTAAATGCATCACAATTTTGGGATAAAGGAACTGGGAAAGAAGTTGTTGTGGCAGTACTTGACAGTGGCTGTGATAAAGACCATCCAGATTTAAAAGGAAAAATCCTTGATGGACGAAACTTCACATACGATTATGACCAAGACATTTTGAATTATAGTGACAATCGAGGACATGGAACGCATGTTGCTGGTACCATTGCTGGAATCAAAGATGGCAAAGGTATTGTCGGTGTAGCTCCAGATGTAAAACTTATCATCGGTAAAGTTTTAAATGCAGCTGGTGGTGGCGATTATGACGGAATCATTAATGGTATTCGTTGGGCGACAAAATGGAAAGGACCAAACGGAGAAAAAGTTCGTGTTATTTCAATGTCACTTGGAGGACCTTACGACATCCCCGAGCTTTACGCAGCTGTTAAAGAAGCGGTTGACAATGATATAGTTGTTGTATGTGCTGCTGGTAACGCTGGTGACGGAAATAGCGACACTAACGAATATGCTTATCCTGGTGCCTATGATTGTGTTGTTGAAGTTGGAGCTGTAGGTCGAGACAATCAACTTTCAACTTTTTCAAACACGAACAATCGAATTGATTTAGTAGCTCCTGGTGAAAATATCTTATCATCTGTTCCTGGTGGAGCATATGCTGAAATGACAGGTACGTCTCAAGCTGCACCACACGTAGCTGGAGCAGTTGCTTTAATTATCAGTGCTTATGAAAAAGTTGGTCAAACATTAACTGAACCAGAAATCTTTGAGCTGTTGTTGAAACATATCAAACCACTGAACGGTCATAAGAATGGTTTCGGTCATGGTGTATTAGATATGTCAATGAATGCTGAAGGAATCAAACCAGCGGAAAATAAACACGAACCATTGATAATTTCTAAGGAGAATGGTTTCTTCATTAATATAGGCCCATTTGAAACAAATGAAAAAGCCATTGAATTTTTTAGCAAAATCAACCTTACAAATCTAAAATAAACAATATAATAGTAAAGTAATCAGCGAAACCGATTACAAATAAATTATTAGGAGAATGCTAAATGGCAAAAACAACAGAATACATCGAGTTAAACACAGGTTCTTTCCCGTATGGTGGAAACATGGTTGTTTCAACAGACGAAAACAACACGCAAGTATTTGTTTCATGTGAACCGGCATGGCAACAAGCATGTACTGTAAAAATTACTTTACAACGTCCAAATCAAAATGAAGCTTGGGTTGCTGTAAGTGAAACTCGTCAAGGCGATATTTGGAATGATTTCATGAGTAAACAACCTTACCATGCTCAATTCAACAACGTTGCTAAAACTGGTCAAGCAATCCGTGCTCGTATTTACATGTACGACCCATGGGGTGGCGGACAATACATGCAAGACGATTCAAGTGCTGTTTGGATTCGTTAATTAAGGAAGCTCTTCGGAGCTTCTTTTTTTATTTGGTTATAAATTGAATATTAATATTCAAAAAATTAATTATTATTCGCCACCTTACAAAGCACCATGTTTCAATATAATAGTAGTGTAATCAACGAATTGGAGGAAACAATCATGGAAAACATAGACAAAATTCTCAAATTGGAAGAAGCAATCTTAAATTTATCATCAGCAAAAAGCAAAATTGAAGAAATTTCCGATGTAGCTTTTACTGGTTCATTGGAAGATAAAATTTCTGCTGCAATTATTGAAGCAAAAGCAATGAAAGATTCGTTGGTAGAGCAATTAATTCCTACATATAATAGAGGAGAAGCTTCAAAAGAAGTTATCAAAGGCATTTTCTTCTCAACTGTTTCTGGTGGCACACAAGTGAGATATGACAATCTCAGTGGCTTCGATGTTGAAGTTTTAGAACCACAAACAAATATCACACGAACAGTTTATAATGGCAATTACAGAATTGTAAATAGCGATACAAAATCGTTAATTTTCACAATCTCAGGAAAATCAACTGAAGTTAAAATTATTCAGTAATATAAGCTGACCTGAGCATGTCGAAAAACTGCTTAAATATTAAATTGGAGGTATTTTATTTATGACAAGAACAAAAATTATGCCTGGTGAATTATTTATTGTTGAATACGTAGACGGAGCTATTGTAAAACGTTGGGCAATTAATGATTCTAAGAATTATATTGAACTTGGCGAAGGACGTAAAGCTGCAAAAGGTTTCACCGATTTATTAGTTGAACCAGACGACGCTAAATTAACATTAGCTGATTCTCGTTATCATGTTAAATCAAATGCTGAAGCTATTAAATTTGTATCTGATGCTGGATTTGAAGAATTTATCTTTGCGGAAGTTAAACTTCAAAAATTGAAATTAGCTAAAGAAACACAAGTTTATAGCAAAACAGGTTCTCTGTTAGGAACTCTTCCTGCTGGTACGGAAATTGGAACGGATACTGGTACTGCTGGTAACTCAATGCCATATTTAATGGTTGCGAACTGTTACAAAAATGCTCAAGGATGGCAATTCCTTAACCAAACAAATTATTCATACGGATTTGTGAACGTGCAACAAGCTTTCGGCTTGCAACAATTCGATGATAAACGAACTTTAGTTACTGCAAAAACAGAAAACGTAGCACAAGTTGATTGGGCATCTGTTGCTTTAGCAATTGGTACGAAAGAACCTGAAACTTTCCTACGTGGAGATTTAACTGCTCCTACAAAAGATGTTGTTGTAACAAATGTTAACGACCATTTTGCTTCAATTGATTTGGCTAAATCTGAGCTACGTGACCCAATTCAGTATTTTGCAAATCTAAAGAATAAAGCCTTTGTTGAAAAATATTTAGGCAAAATCAATGCTACGAAAGCTGCGGATTTCAAGAAACAAGCTGATGCTTTCAACGCTAAATAATCAGTAATTTATGAGGACTCTTCGGAGTCCTTATTTTTTTTGGTTTGCTATTTATATTGTCATGAGCCACGTATATATACTGTATAAAACATACATTGAAAGGGTGTGAAAAAATGGTATCTGAAACAATCTTAAATCATAAAGCTTATATTTATGCTAAAGATGTTGCTGAAGGAAAGTTCGTTTCTGCGAAATACATTAAAATTGCTTGTCAAAATTTCTTAGATGACGTACACAATCCAGATTGTAAGTACAAAATCGACGAAAAACAGCTAGAATTGATTACAAATTTAACAAAATTAATCAATATGGCTACAGGTTTAAAGGTTGGTATTTCAGCTCATGAAGCTTTGGCTGGTTTCCAGTGGTTCTTCCTTGTAAACGCTTTATGTTGGGTACACAAAGACAAGCCAGAAAAACGTAGATATGAAAAATCTGTACTTTTGATTGCACGTAAAAGCGGAAAATCATTCTTAGTTGGTCTAATTTTCATAATTCTTATGATTATTGAGCCAGAATTCTCAGAATTTTACTCAGTTGCGCCAGACCGTGAGCTTTCTTCAATTGTAAAAAAAGAAATTCAACAAATGATTGATGCTTCACCGTATCTTGGCAAGTATTTTCAACCTTTACGAGCAGAAATTCGTTGTACGTTGAAAAAATCCAAGTTCGTGCCACTTGCTACGTCTGAAAACCGTATGGACGGACGTTTAGCTAACGTATTCGTTGCCGATGAAGTAGGAGCTTTACGAAATCGTTATCCAATTTCAGCCATGGAATCATCTCAGATGAACTTGGTCAACAGAACAGGTATTCTGATTTCGACAGCTTATGAATCTCTGCAAAATCCTATGACGGAAGAAGTGGAATATGCTGAAAAAGTTTTAGAAGGTAACGTTGAAGACGAAACTTTATTCGCATTGCTTTACAAGCCAGACGACCCTGAAGATTGGTTATCCGATGAAGCGCTTTTACAAGCCAATCCGCTTGTATTTGACCTTCCAGAAAATTTGGAACAGCTAAAAAAACAACGTAAGAAAGCTGTTGAAATTCCTTCTGAGCAACAAAACTTCAAAACTAAGCACATGAACATTTTCGTTGATGGTGATATTAGTGAAGTTTATGTTTCTACGGAAGATTTACGTAAATGTAAGGTAGAATCTTACAATTGGCGTGGCAGAGATGTATATATCGGGGTCGATTTATCACAAACTAACGATAATACTGCAGTAGCCATGGTAACTTACGATGCAGACCTTAGGAAATATGTTGCGAAAGTTTGGGCATTTTTACCTGGCGCAAACATTGAAACTAAGAATAAGCTCGAGAAAATTGATTACAGAATCATGCAGAAAAACGGTTTTTGTTTCTTTTCTGGCGATAAAGTAATTAATTATGGCGAAATTGAAAAATTTGTTAATGAATTGCCAGAAAAATATGGCGTGACGATAAAAAATATCGGTTATGACCGATACAACTGTATTTCTTCAGCAAATAAATGGTATGAATCTGGTCATGAAGTAACAGAAATCAAACAGCATTCATCTGTGCTTCACCCAGCCACCAAATTGCTGAAGGAATCTATTCTGAAACAAGATTTTGCTTACGAAAAAAATGAATTGTTCGAGCGAAACGTTTCAAACGCTCGTGAAGTTAAAGATAACAATTTAAATAGCTATGTCAACAAGAAAAAATCAACTGGTAAAATTGATATGTTGGCTGCTACGATAAATGCTATGGTTCTTTGGAATCTTGAACGTGAAGAAGGATTGAGCGTTTATGAGGAAGACGAACGTGGTTTGATAGTATTGTAATTGAAAATTAATATTCAAAAAGGAGAAAATGAACATGGGATTTTGGAGCAAATTAACCGAAAAAAGAAATGCAACAAGCGAAATGGAGCAAAGAGAATCATTTTCAAGTAGCAGTGCTGCTTTTGCTTCCATGTTTGGTAGTGCAACAAATATCAGCGAAGAACAAGTTGTGAAAATTCCAACTGCTGAGTCTTGTCTGAATTTGATTACGAGCTCAATTGCTCAAATGCCGATTTATTTATACAAAGAAAATGCTGATGGTTCAGTCGAAAAAGTTTTAGACGACAATCGTGTACACTTACTGAATCACGAGCCAAACGAGCTTTTAAACGGCTACAATTTCAAAAAACAAATCGTTAAGGATTATTTATTACACGGTGGAGCTTACATCTCAGTTGAAAAGCTGGGCAATAACGTAAATGAGTTATATCCATTGCCAGCACAAAATATCGCTGTCACAAAATACATTAAGGACGGATATAAAGCTTCAGCTGACATTCGACTTACTGCATTGGATGGAATTGGCGGTTATCAAAACAAAGAAATTAAATTCAAACCTTATGAATTGATGATTTCTTTAGCTGATTCTAAAGATGGAGTTACAACTCGAGGATTGCTGATGAAAGGCGAAAAGATTTTCCAACAAGCTTTAGACGAAATGGAATATACGTACAATATTTTCCAACGTGGAGCTTTGCCACTCGGTTTATTAAAAACAAGCGCTCGTTTATCTCAAGTTGCTATTGACAGATTAAGAGATGCTTGGGCAAATCTATATGGTGGTGCCAAAAACTCTGCTAAAACAGTTATTTTAGAAGAAGGAATGGAATACTCGCCATTATCAATGAAACCAACTGATTTACAGTTAAATGATAGCAAAAAAGGAACAAACGCTGAAGTATGTAAATTGTTTGGTGTGCCAGAATCAATGATTTCTACAGCTGCCAATAAATATGGCTCAATTGAGCAAAACAATTTACACTTTTTAAAACACACATTGTCACCTATTATCGGTTCATTTGAATCAGCTGCTGACAAATCATTGTTGCTTGAAAAAGAAAAAGCAGAAGGATATTTCTTCCGTTTTGACACAAGCGAATTGTTACGAGCTACCGAAAAGGAACGTACTGAAGCGGTAGCAATGGGTCTTGAAAAGGGATTATTAACAATCAATGAAGCTCGTGCTAAGCTCGATTTACCAAACATTAAGGACGATGTGTTCATGTGGGGATTACAAAACGTTCTATTCAACCCTGAAACTGGCGAAATGAAAGTGCCTAATATGGGATTAACTGGAGGAGAAAATAATGGTGATAATACCGCAACAAATAATGATAGCGCTGGAATGGATAATGTTAAACCTAAAGATAAGCTTAAAGACAAATCCGACTGATTTTTTATTGCTGATGGGATTGTTTCTCATCGGCTATTTTGTTTTTAACACATTTGGATTTAGCATTTTAACTTTATATGCAGGGTCAATTTGCGTACTTGCAAGCTTCGTGTTAGAGCTTGTCCCTAAATCGAAGAGAAAAAGAAACTAGGAGGAATATTAAATGGAAAAATTAGAACTCCGCTTCGTCGATGCTACAATGGAAAGTGTCGATGATGGCTTAAAAGTATCTGGTTATGTAAACAAAACAAATCAATGGAGCCAAGTATTAGGACAACGTAAAAAATTCGTTGAACGTATTTTACCTGGCACATTTAGCCAAGCAATTGGCGCTGGTAATGAAATTCACTTTTTAGCTGAACATGACAATGCAAAAATTTTATCATCTACACGAAATGGCTCTTTAAATTTACGTGAAGATGAAAACGGTCTGTACATGGAAGCTACAATCAGCGATACTAGTTGGGGTCGTGATTATCATACGTTAATCAAGGACGGAATTATTCAAAATATGTCTTTTGGTATGCAAGTAACAAAAGATAGCTGGAGAAAATTGCCTGATGGAATTTATGAGCGCTCAATCAGTGGTTTATATTTAGCTGAAGTTTCAGCGGTACGAAATCCTGCTTACGTTCAATCAACAATTCAAGCTCGTTCAATCGAAGTTGTTGAAGATGTTGATATTCCTGAAGATGTTGAAATCGAAAATGAAAATAGAGAGGAATCAAATCAAATGTTAGATATCGAAACTCGTGATAAATTGGCTACTGTTTTAGAGGAAATTTTAGTTGCACTTAAGGACAATAAAGCTGCTGAAAATGTTGTTGAACAAGTTGAAGAAGTTGTTGAAGCAATCGCTGATGGAGCAGAAGAAATTGTTGAAGAAGTTGTGGAAAAAGTTGAGGAAGTTGTTGAAACAGCTAAAGAAGCTACAGACAAAGTCGTTGACAAAGTTGAAGAAGTTGTCGAGGAAGTAGTTGAAGAAGTTAAAGACGTGGTTGAAGCTGTTGAAGAAACAGTGAAAAAAGCTGTCGAAGACGTTAAAGAAGCTGTTACAGACCCAGATAATTCAAAATTTTTAACAAAATTATTAGATTTTTAATAAATTGCCCTTTACTTTGTACCGCTTGGCATATAAATACTATATAAGAGCTAAACGGTACAAAGTTTACAAATTTAATGGAGGTAAATCATGAATATTAAAGCTTTAATCGAAAAGAAAAACGAATTAAAAGCAGAATATCGTGCTTTATATGAGCAGGCAGTTGCTGAAAAGCGTAGCTTAGATGGTGACGCTCGTGAAGCTGAATTATCTGCAGAAATCGCTGATTTAAATGCACAAATCAAGGAAGAAGAAGCTCGTGCAGCTCAAGAAGCTGACACAGTTGAAAATATTGAATCCGAAAAGGAGAAAAGAGAAATGGAAAAACAATTAACTCAAGAACAAGAAGTTCGTGCTCTTGAACAATTCATTCGTAAAACTGGCGGAGAAGAATTACGTTCGATGGAAGCTGGTTCTGAACCAGGTAAAATCGTTGTACCTACTCACCTGTCAAATGTAATCATCGAAAAATTAAGTGAAAATGCTCCAATCTTCGCTCGCACACGTAACTTTACACCAGTAAACGGTTTCTTAGACATCTTACGTGAAGATAACATGGGTACTGCTGGATTCGTTGGCGAAATGAAAGAACTTGAGAAATCTGATTTCTCACTAAACAAAGTAACACTTAGCCAAAAACGTGTCGGTACTGCAATTGAGCTTTCTCAACACTTAGTAAACGATTCTGGTATTGATATTGTTGGTTATGCAACTCGTATCTTAGGTCGTCGTCTTGGCTTAACAATTGATTCATCTATTTTAACTGGTCAAAAAGATACAGAATTTGAAGGTATTTTAAATGACACAGTTGTTCTTAAGCCACAAATCGCACTTTCAGATAAAGCAATTACAATCGACGAGTTACTTGACCTTTATAACTCTATGAACCCAGCTTACATCGGTGGAGCTGTTTGGGTTGTTGGTCGTTTAACGTTCAACATGATTGCTAAATTGAAAGACAACAACGGTCACTACTTCTTAGTTCGTGAAGTATCTGAAAATGGCCCAATCTACAAGTTATTCGGTCAACCAGTTGTTATCAATGACACAATGCCTGCTCCAGAAGCTGGAGAAAAAGCTGTTGTATTCGCTAACTTCTCTGAAGGTTACGCTACAATGACGAAAAAAGGCTTCAATTTCCAACATATTTCTGGTGACACAACTCAAGCAATGCGTGGTTCTCACTTGCTATTACTTGACGGTTACATGGATGGAAAAATCCTTAACCCACCAGCAATCAAGATTTTACAAATGAAAACTGTTTAATTTTTAAATTCGGAGCTTGATTAATTTCGAGCTCCTTTTTATCATGTGTTTGTAGCTCAGTTGGTAGAGCAGGAAGCTGTTAACTTCTTGGTCGGTGGTTCGAGTCCATCCTTGCACGTTTAGGAGAATGGAGTAATTTCTTCATTTTCCTCCATTTGATTTGATTTGATTTCCTCCGATGTTTCGGAGGTTTCTAGGAGCTTAGTTTAGAGGTAAAATATCGGTCTCCAAAACCGAGGTCACAGGTTCGATTCCTGTAGCTCCTGCCATGGGGTATTAGTATAGCGGTTAGTATTACTGGCTTCCACCCAGTAGGCGTGGGTTCGATTCCCACATACCTCTTTCATGGGGATATAGTGTAGCGGTTAACACACATGGCTGTCTACCATGTAGCACGGGTTCGAGTCCCGTTATCCTCGTTGTATACTCACACCGCAAAAAGGCGACTATGCGGGCTACGCTGTGGTAGCAATGATAAGCGCTTATCATTGAAGAAATAAAAGGCACAGAATCGGATGAGATGAGTACATCTGAATCGGGCAAGAAGATGGTTCTTGCTTGTCGTCAAAAAAAGAGCTTAATATGTTTTCTTCCGCAAGGAAGTTTTCCGTTCAAAAGGCGCTCGAATAAAAAAACGAAACTAACCTTTTAGAATATGGCGCATTGGTGAAGCGGTCTAACACACTCGACTTTCTATCGAGCATTCAGGGGTTCGAATCCCCTATGCGCTTCCATATAGACGTAGGCTAGAGGTCAGTCACTCCGTTTGGGGCGGAGGTCACGCAGGTTCGAATCCTGCCGTCTGTACCACGCTGAATTAGCTCAATTGGTAGAGCAGCTGATTTGTAATCAGCAGGTTGCGGGTTCAATTCCTGCATTCAGCTTACTTAAAACCTCTTCGGAGGTCTTTTTATTTATTTAAGCACCAAATGGAAGGAGAATAAACATGAAAGTTAAATTTAATACTGCAACAGTTTTTGCTTCTCCTAGTTTATCAATCGCAGGAAATGAAATCGTTGATTTAGACGAACATCTTGTAAAGCCATATATTGAAGCTGGCATTGCAACGGTTGTTGAAGAAGAAGTTGTTGAGGAAAAACCAAAACGTACAACAAAGAAAAAAGCTAAAGAAGATGTTGAGTAAAATCAACATTTTACAATAAAAACATATAAGGATAGGTGAATGCAAATGGCAGTTGATTTCACAAATGTAAAATTCAGTGATATTGACCTTGAATTTGTCAAGCACTATCTCCGAATCGAGCCAGATATCACGGAAGATGATATTGAATTATCATTATTTATCGACACAGCTAAAGGTTTTGTGTTGGAACATACTGATATGAGCTTGGAAGAGCTCAATGAAACGAAATCGGCAAATATTATTTATTTACGAATGATTTCTGAACTGTACCACAATCGCTCAGTAACAAATGGGACACAAATTGACCCAATCTATTCAATGCTATTAAAAAACGTTAGGAAAATCAGCTTATGATGCAATCAGTTATCAATGCTGGCGAACTAAAAGATAGCTTAGTAATTTTACAAAAAACTGGTGACGGTGGAACAGATGAAAATGGTTTCCCAGTGGAAGGGCTGAAGGAACTATTTAAACTACGATGTAAGCGAAAGACAATTTCAACTCGAGAGTACATTGGTGCTGACCGAGAAATTAGCGCTTTAACTTACAAGTTTATCATTCGTAAACGAGAAATTGATAATGAAATGTTTGTCAGATACAAAGGCAAAGATTTTGACATTAAACATGTCCATGAAATTGACGAGTATTTTTTAGAGCTGACAGTTACAGAAACTCAGGAATTGGAGTGATGAATCATGGGTTTAGATTGTGATTTCTCACAGCTACAAGCAACACTTGATGAGCTGGAACGAAAAGTTTCTAAGGGCATTACTGATAAAGCTCTTAGACGTGGCGGACAAGTTGTTTTACAAGAACAGCTAATAGAAGTGCCTAAGAAAACAGGACGATTAGCTGAATCGTTGGAAGTTGGAAAAATTTCAGGTACAGGCGAGAAAAGAAAAATTCTCGTAGGTATCAAACCATCTGAATACGAGGCTGTGCGTTATGGTTTCTATCAGGAACACGGAACTCGTGTTATGCTTGGTAAGAAATGGATGCGTAATTCTTGGAACAAAGCCAACGCAAAAGCTCGACAAGCCATAGGTGAATCAATCGCTGAAGATTTGAGAGGACGATAAGTTATGAATAAAAAAATCGTTGCAGCTTTGGCTTCATTGAAAATTCCAGTTGCTTACATGGAATACACAGGCAAGGAACAAGCTTACATTATGTTCCAAGTGTATAACGAACAAGACGGAGAATTTTTCGATGATACAAACGAAGCTGAAATTAGCTATATCACGATGAGCTACTGGTACAAAAACCCAGCAGACAAATCTCGTGAAAAAGAAATTAAATCATTAATGAAACAAGCTGGTTTCGTCTTTGACGGAAGCAAGGATATGAAAGATGAAGGTTTCTACGGAAGGTCTTTCGATTTCATTTATAAAGAATATCTATAAAGCTAAAATAGCTTTATTCACAATATTAGGAGGAAATTATTATGGCTAAAAAACGACTTGGTGGTTTTTCTAAAATCCACGTAGCTCCATTAACAGGTGTAGGAACATTTGGCGCTCCAATTCCAGTATTAGGTGCTAAAGAAATTGAAGCTGAATTATCATATGAACAAGTACAATTCTTCTCAGATAACGCAATGGATTTCTCTGATTTCGTATTCAATGGTGGAGAAGGTACATTAACAGTATCTGGATTAACAATGGACGAATACAAAACTTTATTCGGTTCAGCAGTTGACAAAGGTGGAGTATTAGTTAAATCAACTGACATCGCTCCTGAGTTAGCTATCCTATTCGAACGTAAAAAATTAGGAACTCCTGGTAAAGTTCTTTATGCTCTTTACGCTTGTAAATTCGCTCCTCCAACTATCGCTGCTAAAACGATGGAAGGCGGAATCGAGGAAGAAACTGTAGAATTGAAATTCACGGTTCGTGAACTTGAAAACGGAGACGTATTCTACATGGTTGACTCGACTGAAGCTGACGTTGACACTGAAAAAGTATCTAAATGGTATGAATCAGTTCAAAAACCTGGCACAGTTGTGGCTCAATCAATTGCGAAAAAATAATAACGAGGGGATTTTCCCCTTTGTTTTAACGGTTTGAAAATTTCGAATCGTTAAAAGAAAGGGAAATTGAATATTAATATTCAAAATCAATACTCAAATCAAAAGGAGAAATAACAATGGAAAATACAATCACTTTAAAAGGACAGGAATATAAAGCAAAGCTTGATTTTGCAACACTAGGACGAGTTCAACTTGCATTACAAAAACAAGGAATTAAAATTGGCTTCCAACAAATTTTCGCTGAAGTTCAAGAACAAAACTTTGCAGTAATCAATGAACTTATCATTCAATCAATTTTACGTTGTCACCCACAAATTAAACGTGAATCAATCGAAGAAAAATTAGACCTTGGTGAATTAGAAAATGCGTTCACATTCATGGCTAAATTAATCGAAGATTCATTACCAAAAGCTGACGATAAAAAAAAATAAGTAAAAGCAATCCTTATGCTGAAAAAGCTGAAGAAAATGATTGGGACATTGATTACCTTCAATATTGTTGGTACACAATTTTAAAACGTGCCGATGATTTTTGGAATCAAACACCCAGATACTTATTTTTACAAATTGATATTCATGTAAAAATGAATGACCCTAAAGAAAAACAAAATCAACGAGAAGACGATGAAGACGTTGAATGGCTATAATCTTTTCGAAGATTATAGCCATCTTATTTTTTTATATATATTGATAAGGAGTGTTTATAATGGCTATGAACCAAGAAATTGCTGCTTTAGCCGTCAGTCTGACGCTTGATGGTCAAAATTTTAACAAGCAAATGTCTGCTATCAACAAAGAAATAAAAAACCTTGACCGTGATTTTAAAAGCGCAGGGCAGGGAGTACAGAATTTCGAACAAACATTCACGGGGCTAGCCGCTAAAATGGAGGTCACTCAAAAAAAGATTGACCTTATGAACACGAAATTAGAGCAACAGAAGAAAGCTTATCAAAGTCTGGAAGGAACTTTAACAAGCCAAGTAGCAAAGTTAAATCAACTTGAAAGCACTTTAGGGAAATCTTCTCCTGAATGGCAACGACAAGCTGAATTAGTTCAAAGAAATTCTGAAAAATTAAACAGATTAGGTTCAGATATCAACTCAACTAAAGGTAATTTAAATCAATTACAATCAACTTTACGTTCTGTTGAAACATCTTTACAAAGTTCATCTCAAGCTGCTGAAAAAGCTTCAAGAGATTTCAGCAAAATTGGCGAAAATGCTAAAGCAATGGGTGAATCAATGACAGGACCTTCACTGGCTGTCGCTGGTATCGGTGCGGCTTCAACAGCTGCTTACCTTGAATCTGATAACTCATTGATGAAAATTAAAGCCAACTTGGGTCAAACTGGTAAAGAAGCTGAGTCAACTCGTGACCGAGTTAAAGATTTAGCTGATAGAGGTTTTGATTTCGGTAACGCTACACAAGCCATGATTTCTGTACAACAAGTTCTTGGGGACACAATGGACCCAAAAGAAGTTGACAACATGGTTGCTACGTTATCTTCATTTTCAGAAACAATGGATATGGACGTTAATGAGAGTGTTAGAGCTGTAAACTCAGTAATGAAAAGCTACGGAGTTACAGGACGAGAAGCAATGGACGTTATCGCAGCTGGACAACGTGAAGGTTTAAACTATTCTGGCGAGTTCCTTGATAGTTTATATGAATATTCTCCACAGTTCTCTAAATTAGGTTTCACAGCTAAAGATACGCTTGGCATCATGAAAGCAGGTATGCAAGACGGAGCATTCTCGATGGACAAACTTGCTGATGGTGTTAAAGAATTTAGCTTACGTGTTACTGACGTTGATAAAAACGGTTCAGAAGCGTTACAAAACTTAGGTTTCAACACTGATGAAGTATCAGCTGCTATGAACAAAGGTGGAGACGCTGGTAAAAACATGAGTTTCAAAATCGCACAAGCATTAGCTGGTGTTGAAAACGAAACAGACCGTAATAAATATGCTCTTGCATTATTCGGTACTCAGTACGAGGATGTAGGCGACGCTGCTTACAAAGCCTTAGCTGGCATGAAAAACAACACGGTAGAAACAGCTGGAGCTGCTGACCAAGCTCGTAAAGCTTTTGAAGATTCTTTCGGTGCTCGTATGAAAGGTTCTTTAAGCCAAATGAAAGACGCTTTAATTCAAATCGGAACAGCTATGTTGCCAGCTATTGAAGGGGCAGCTAAAGCTGGGGTTGAATTTGCGAAATGGTTCTCAGGATTAAATCCTAGCGTTGTTACTGCTATCACTGTAATTGGTGGATTAGTTATTGCAATGGCTCCTGTGCTAATGATTGTGGGTCAAATCACAATGGGTATAGGAACTCTGGTGACCGCACTCGGAAAATTGGGTCCAATGTTTAGCCTCATCGGTAAAGGTGCTAAATTGGTCGGATTAGCTTTCACAGGTTTATCTCTTCCGATGATTGGTATTATAGCTGCTATAGCTGCTGTAATTGCTATCGGTGTTCTGTTGTGGCAGAATTGGGATACTGTAATGGCGTATTGCTCTAAACTGGGAGAAAGCGTATCTGCAGCTTGGAGTTCTATGGTTGATTACGTTGGTAATGCCATGTCAGCAATCGGAAATTGGATTTCAACTAAATGGGCGGAAATTACAGCTCTTTGGGATGCTTCAATGGCTTGGATTTCAGCAACTGCTAGTTCAATTTGGGCTGGTATTACCGCTGTATTCGACTCAGCGATGAATGCTATTGGAAGTGTTATTTCATTCGTTTGGGAAGCTATTAAAACAGGTTGGAATACTTCATTGAACTTTATTAGCTCAACTGCAAGTGCAATCTGGGAAGGCATCAAAGCTGTATTCACTGGAGCGATGAACGGTATTAAAACTGTTATTGACGTTGTGTGGAATGGTATTAAAGCTGCTTGGAACATGTATTTAACTGCTCTTACTACAGTTGCTACAACAATCTGGAACGGAATTAAAGCAGTGTTTAATTTATACATGACAGCTATCAAAACTGTAGTAACTACAGTATGGAGCGCTATTCAAACAGTTTGGTCTGTTGGCTTCAATGTCATTAAGACGGTTGCTTCTACAGTGTGGAACGCAATTAAATCTATTTTCACAACAGTTTTAAGCACGCTTCAATCTGCTGTTTCAGCTGCTTGGAATGCTATCAAATCAATTACTAGCTCAGTATTTAACGCTGTTAAATCTGTGGTTACAACGGTTTGGAATGGTATTAAATCTGTTATCACAACAGTTCTAAGCGCAGTGAAGAGTGTTGTAACAAGTGGCTTCAATGCTGTCAAATCCGTTGTTACTTCAGTGTCAAATGCTGTAAAAAGCGTTGTTACAACTGTATGGAATGGGATTAAGACAGTTATTAGCTCAGTAATCAATGCTGTGAAATCCGTAGTTTCAAGTGGTTTTAACGCTATTAAATCGGTTGTTACATCTGTATCTAACGCTATCAAAAGCGCTATTACTACAGTATGGAACGGTATTAAATCGGTTATTACTAGCGCTACAAACGGTATCAAATCAACTGTAAGCTCAGTCTTCGGTTCACTTGAACGTATCATGACAGCTCCATTCAAAGCTGCTAAGAGCGCTATTGATGGAATCATGGGCGGAATCGGTAAAGCAGTAGATAAAGTTAAAGGTGCATTCGGCTTCTCAGTTGATGCTTCGGTAACTCCTGCTGGTGGTGCTATTGCTCCTGCTTCAATGGGTGCAATGTCTACAGCTACTGCGACAGCTCAAGGCGGAACTATCATGGATTCTATTGCTGGTCTACGGAACACAATGGGCATGGCTGATTTCTCAAGTTCTAAGTACAACGCAGGTAATGGTACTACAATCATTGATATGGCACCTTCTACGAAGCGTGATAACATGCTGATGGTTAAGAGCTTAGAAACTCAGAACAAAAACCTTGAAACACAAAACAATTTGCTTATGCAAATGGTTAACATGTTAGCTGCAGGCCAAAACATCGCTGTCAATGTTGATGGTCGAGAAGTAGCGAAAGCTACTTCTAGCTACATGGATACTGAATTACGTCGAGCACGTGACAGTAAATCAAGAGCGAGAGGTGGAAACTAATGTTTAACTTTAACAACATTGATTTTTCCGCTTTACCAATCAAAATTGTTGACATCAAACGTCCATTAATTGCTCCACAAAGAATTTCATCATCATCTATTGAAGGTAAAGCTGAGGAGGTCTTCCATCGGAAGACGTCTCAGTCCTACAATATTGATGTTGAGTTCTATTTCTTCAGCGACACTGGTTTAACATTGCGTTCAGATATTCGTGATTTAGCTGGTATGTTAGATACGTCTGCTCCAGCTAAATTGATTTTCAAAGATGAGCCAGATAAGTTTATTTATGCTATCGTTGAAGAAACTGACATTGAAAGAAAAGGACGTTACGCAATTTGTAACGTTTCTTTCAAATGTTTAGACCCACACTGGTACGCATTAATTGACGATGTTTTCACATATACAACTGGTGGAGCTAAATCATTCACACGAAAAGGAAACGCAGAAAGCTATCCGATAATTGAAATTGAAGGAACATCTGGTGCTTATACAGTATCAGCTAACGGTTCATCAATGAAATATTCTGGTTCATTATCTGCTGGAGAAAAATTAGTAGTTGATAGTGCGTTATTGACCGCTTACATTTTACAAACAAATGGAGAAAAACGGTCTGTTTTAACAATGCTGGATAAACTTGATTTCCCAGTGTTAAACAAAGGAAAAAATGATTTTACAATTACTGCAAGTGGCGGAGCTACTTTGTCAAAATGTAAACTATCATGTAATAGCAGATGGAAATAATCCGTCTGCTATTTTTGAAAATTAATATTCAAAAATAGGGAGCGATAAATATGGCTAAAACGCCTTTTACAGATTTAAAAAGTGAGGACATTTTGTCTGCTCATATAACTGGTGTTCAACATGCTGTAAATAAACTTGAAACGGTTTTAAATTTAAAATCAGCAGCTATTACTGGGTTAACTTTAACTGCAGTAGCAGACCAACAAGATGCTAGTTTACACCGTTTAATTTATGAGGGAAGTATCAGAAACTGGCTTGCAGCTCCAGCTCCTGTAATTAAACGAAATGGAACAGTTGTACCTGTATCTGAGTATAAAATTCAACCAGCTTACGGTGTAGTTGTATTCAAGACGCCACAAAGTGTAACGGACGTTATTACTGCTGATGTTACACATGTAACGGAAGCCAGCGACGTTTTAGAAGGTTTAGACAAACGTGTAGTAACGTTAGAAAATACTTCTGGCGGAGGCGGTGGAGGAACTACTGCTTCAATTATCGGATATTCTTCTGGTGGAGATAAGTTTGATACTGATGGCACATACACAATTCAAGCTGGAGACGTTTATTTAACACATTCAGCTAAAACTGCTCCTACATTGGTTCCAGACATCGGAGCAGGGGCTAATACTATTGACGCTTTCCCATTCGTTGTAACACAACGAACAATCATTGATAAAGTAAAAGTTGAAGTTACAAAACAAAACTTTGCTGGTGCAAAAGGAATGATTGGCATTTACACAAGTGCAAACGGTCTGCCACACAAACGTCTTGATTACACAGACGCTTATGATGAAACAGTTGGGGTAATTGAAAAAGCATTAAAAGGCGGAGATTTAGTTTTAGAAGCTGGTGTTTACTGGATTGGTCGTTTTTCAAGTGCAGGAACACAGTACAGAGCATTAAATGCTGCTGACGCTACCAAGCTAAACCTTCCAGTTGGATTACCTACGGACATTCGTGCTCCAGAAACGAAAGCTGCAGGTATTAGAACGTCTTGGGCTAACAACTCAGTTATGCCTGCTGATTATCCTGCTGGTGGTAAAGCATTCGCTCGTGACCAATACTGTTCACCATTCTACCACATCAAAAAATCTTACTAGTAAAATGCGGATTTTACACATAGAAAAAGGGAGTTCCTAACGGAGCTCCCAATTTTTTTTGTTTATTTTTCATCTTTCATTTTTAAATTGTCGAGATGTTGCTCGCCAACTTCTTGTATTGCAGACATAAGCGCATTTGGACTGCCATTGTATATAACACTAGCTTCGGTAGTTCCGCCAGCTGTTTCTATTGTAACTTTTAATTCATACAATTCATTTTCCATCATCTTTCACCTCAATTACCACAGTTTCTTCGCCAAAAGTATATTCAACTGGTGGCATTTTAATACCATGATTATCAAGGAACCATTGTTGCATTTCTCCGAGAACAGCTTGAGCTGTCCGAGCCCATAAAACATCTTCTTTTAAATATGGTTGTTTCTTTTTTATTGCTTGATATCTTTGAGCAATTACATATTGAGCATAATCGTCTTTAGCTTTTTCATTCATCGAAACCGCTCCTTATTTTGTAATGGGGGTAACAAAAAATTATTTTTGAGGTTCTCGTTGAATCCATTCAGCATAACCACATGTTGTACATACACGGTCTCCTGTTAAACCGTGAATACTACGTTCTTTCACCATATGGTCATGGTCACATGGTTTATCACCAGCTTCTTTCCACTTTCTTCTCAATTCTAAAGCTTCATCCATTTGCATATTATCACCTCCTATAAGTTAATTATAACAGAAGCTATAGTGCAGTCAAGAGAAATATTAAATTTATGTTACAAATGGCTTCTTTATCCTTACAAGGTAGCTGAACACAGTATAATATATTATATACTCACTAGCGTTCGTATATTATCGTTTCCAACTGGCGTTGAAAACGAGCATCGTTTCTTTCGCTTCGCTGTTGAAATTATATTGAGCTGCTAGCATAAAAGTATACTTCTGCTATTTCATCCAATCCATTTAGCATATATATATACTATAACAGAAAAGAACATTTTACTATGTTTACGGAATGGAAGACAATAGGAGGAAATCATGAATAAGTTTAATAATATGAAAGCTTATGGCTATAACTGGATTAACAAAATTAAGTACAATAGCGATTATTCTGAAAAACTTGTCCAGCTATTAACAAGAATAGGTCCTCGTCCTATTGCATTGAATAAAAGCAAAGTGCAAGTAGCTGTTTTAGAAAACAGCTTTGATGTAATAATTGACCAAGAAGTTGGCGGAATCGACGAAATATCATTCAAGCTTCCAATGAGTGATACAAAACGTGAACTTTTGGAAAATGAAGGATTCATTCAAATGTTCGATGATATTTATGTAATCCGAGAAATCATTGACAGAAAAAAAGATAAAACAACTGAGATTTATGCTGAAGCTCTTTGGTATGATTTACAATATGAAGAGCCATTAGAAGTTTTCAAATGGGAAACGGTAACAGCTGATGAAATGTTAGCTGGTATTTTAGCAGGAACTGGTTGGACAGTTGGTCAAGTGGCTTTCACAACTAAACGTACATTGCGTTTAGAAGAAGTTGATGAAAACCGTCTTGAAGTTATCCGAAAAGTTGAAAACTTATTCCAAGGTGAATTATGGTTCGATACTCAGCGAAAAACTGTTTCATTACTTGACAAAAACGGTATTGAAACTGGCGCTTCCGTTATGTATGAAAAGAATGCTGATGAAATTGAAGCATATTATGATACTCGTGATTTAATCACAAAAATTTACCTGTACGGAAAAGAAAAATTGACAATTGCAGATGCCAATAATGGTATTCCTTATCTTGAAGATTACAGCTACACAAATGTAAAACGTGTCCAAGTAATCAAGGATGAGCGTTATATCAACGCATTCCAGCTTAAAGAAATGGGACAAAAAGCTTTAGCTGAACTATCAAAACCTCGAGCTAGTTACATCGTTAAAATGGGTGAAATGGCTGAACGTCAAGGTCTTGAACATGAAAAATTCTTCATCGGTGGCGTCGTTCGTGTATACGATAAAGAACTTAATCTGAATCGTAATACTCGTATCATGAAATGGAGCTACAATGTAGTTGAACCATGGAGAACACAATTCGATTTAGAATCTAAAGCTAAGAGTTTATCTGAGTTATTAACAGGTAAAGATGGAACGCTTGAAGTAGCAGTAAGTGAAGATGCAGTTGAACGTGGCGAATTGCTGAATTTATCTGTATTTAACTATTTAATGAACAGCCGTGCTGACGATGGTTATTCTTACTGGACAAACAACGGTTGGGAAATTGACCCAGTCAACGGTAGCACAGGAAGTGCTAGTTTTAAAGCCAAAGGTGAGCTTGGCAAAACAAAAACGCTTCACCAAACAGTGTACCCTTCATCTTCAGATGATTATGCTATTTCTTTCAAAGCTTTTGCGGATAGTATCGCATTAGGACCGAATGGTCAAGTTGGTATTGAAATCACAATCAAATATGATGATGATACAACAGAAACGAAATGGATTAAACTGGTATAGGAGGAAACGGATATGAGCAATTTTTCAGCACAATATGAAACATTCGCAGCTGACGGTAGTAAACGTGTCACGGAAATGACCGTGAAGCTTACTATTAAAGATGCCACTGGTGAGTTCGGTGTTACCGACGTTATGCTTCAACGTGGAACAATTTCCACTGAGTGGGCAGCTCATCCTTCGGAGATAAAATGGACAACAAACGAATAAACCGTAAAGATTGGACACGTTATCTCCAAACCTTTTCTAAGGACAAAACCAAAAAAGTTAAATCCATTTCATTCGACCTTAAAGCCAGCGATTTCGTTGGCGATTTAAATGTAGCTGATTTGCAGTTGCAAAGCGGAAACCAAGTAAGCGTTCAGGTGCCACACACATCTGAAATGCTTAAAGAAAAGAAACATAGCATAGATGAATATGCTTTCTTAGAAACTGTTAATGGTTGGAAAAAGAAAGGCGTTCAACCAGTTGCTAAGGGTTTCTATTCTGGCATGAAAAATCGTGTGTTTAACATTGTTGGCAGAGGACATGAAGTTGTTGCTTTGCCAAACGTTTTTCATGAAGATTACAAAAAAGAGCTTTTAACAAGCGGATTAGATTTAGAGTTGTATGCCAAAGACGATTTCGATTTATTACGTATCAGCACAAACGATGGCGCATATGTTGAAGGTCGTAAATATGAGCAAGAAGTATTACAAAGCAATCCGTTAAATCGAAAGTATACTCGTGAGTTCTATTTTGAAGGCGGTAAAGCTGGAGAAAAAATTACATTATCAACTACATTGATTAGAGCTGATGTTGGCGGACGTAATATGCCAATTGGCCAACGTGAAATCTACATCAATGGCGGTAAAATGAAATTGTCACGACAACGATTAATGGTATCACCATTTGGTAGCTTCCGTTTGCGAATTGAATTTTACAAGCAAGTTACTGAAGGTGTATATAATGAAAAAACTGGAGAGACGGAAGTTCTAACATATATGAAAGATGTTGGAATCGGTTATTATGGAACGGCTCAATTTGGTCAAGTTGAAGGACACCGCAGATTTTAGGTGTCCTTTTTCCTTACAATTTGACTCTTTTAAATACAATGTTGATGAGAGGTGAAGGCAATGACAAAATTATTAACTTGGACATTACATGCACCGAGTTCTTCACAATTCAGCTCATATTACAAATTAGCTGATGGTGAACCTTGGTATAGTAAAAATTATCAATTGGTAGATAAAAATGGAATGTCTACATGGGATTACCGAAAAAGAAGTTTCATTGAAATGATTGAAAAGTATCCTCATAAATTTTATGCCATTGGTCTCCATCAATTTGGTGTGAACCAACAAGGACGAGTTTATAACATGGGATTCGGTACTCATGCCTTTGATAAATATGTTTTAAACAATTACAACTATGAAGAAACCGAAAGCACACCTATAATCGAAGCAAAAATAGAATTGCCAGTTGAGACATCGTTGCGTTATTTAATGCACAATTACCCACAAATTAAATGGTCTTTACAGTTTTTATGTACAACTAACAGCGTAGGTAATCGTGTAGAACCTGTTTTAGACAATGTAAATAAAGCTCAAGACAAATTTATCGACGACGTATACCATACGATGAGATTATATCTTGAAGCTGGGTTTACCAACATTAAAGGCGTCGAAATTGACTTTGAGAAAACAACTTCACGACCAAATGATGAAAAAAAATTCAGAGATTTGCTTGTACGTGTGAAAAATGCTGTGTGTATTCCTTTAGGTTTGGAATTACGTGTCAACATGTTTGCTATGACAGGCGATTTAACACCAAGCTATTATGCTTGGCACGATTACGCTACTATAGCTAGTGGTCGAGACAAAAACGGAAATCAAGCAGTTGATGAATTTCAGCTCATGACATACGATTTTAGCTGGGGTGGTTCAGCACCAGGTCCTTCAACTCCATTATGGTGGTTGGAAAATGTGCTGAAACATGTTAAAGATTTAGAAAATCGTGGCATTTGGAAAACAAACAAAGTATTCATTGGTAATGCTGGTTACGGAAGACGTTGGCCATTAGGTGAAAACAGATACGGTGTAACACTTGATTACAAACAATTGATGTTAGCTCAAAATGGAACGTACATTCACAACCCAGGAGAAGAAACAACTCACAATGGAGAATATGCTTTCTGGTTCAATGACCATGATTTCATCCCAATTTCTGGCTTCAATGACGATGAATCGGATTACCAAAAAACATACATTGGTGTTTATGACCGATTCAGATTAGGGAAAAATGACGGAGCTCGTTTTGATAATATGAACAGGCCCCCAGCGGGTAATTATGTTACCAATTATAGCCGTAAACAATTTCCTATTTTCAGCGGTGTAGCTGGTTATGATTTCAATGGTATTTCTAACAAAGACAAAAACGGTGAAGTTGATGCCAGCGATAGATATATCAAAAACGAAATCACTGAAGCTGTAACAGATACATTATATGTAGCTGGTCGAACAACAGGTTTAGATTTGAGTTCAGTTAAAACAGGATATTCAACACAACCATCTAAAGGCGGTATTTCCGTAAATGGTAAAGTTGATTATACGATAAATGCTACAGGAAGTTATCGTTTGGTGGCGTTAGTATTTTATCCATTCTTTGATAAAGCTGATATTCCGTTCACATTAAATGGGACACCTTACAATATTAGCGGAAATGATGAAGAATGGTATCCATTCATGCAAGCTCAAGAAAAGCATTTTGTTGATTTGGGGACATTTAATTTCAGCGGTGAAAACAAAATTACAGTTGGAGTTACAGCTGGTGCTCAAATTTGGGGATTCGTTGCGGTGAGTAATTTCGATTACAATTTACGTGGCGGAGAAATAACATTCCCAACGAACTGTCAACCAATGAAACGTCGTAACACCGTACAAAATGAAACCGTATCATTGAAAAATGCTCAATATCCTTCAGTAATGCGAATTGTTGGTGAAACGTTAACACGTCCACCACGACCAGCAATTATTTGGGAAGATATTTTCTCAAGTTATGAAAACCCAGAAAAGCCAGAAGAAGGCGTTCCTGTTACAAAAGGATTCCCATACTACACGCAAGCTCCAGAAGGATTCTCAGTCAATGATTGGGTAGCCACAAAAGGTGGAGAAGCCGATTATGATTATGCTTACAATGATTCTCGAGGGAAAAGTTCTCAGCTTGTATTGAATAAGAAGTTTGGCTCCAATATTGCGGTAGATGTTGAGCTACGTGGACACAAGGACGATTCAACAATGACCTATGGTATCCGTCTTTTAGCTACGGAAAAATCGCCAAACAGTGGTTATGTTTGTGAACTTAACTATTCTGAAGGTAAAGTTAAAGTTGTTTATGAAACTCCTGGCTCTGGTGGCATACCAACGAGCGAAACAATTTATTCAAAAGACATGAGCCCTGCATTATTGAAAATGAATGGACAACGAATTAAATTGAAAGCTTATATAATTGGTAACAAACTTTCATTCTGGGTCGAGAAAAATCCTTATTTTGACCGTGTTACTATTCCTTACAATCCTGGTTCAGGTGCTTATGGAGTGTATAATTTAATGGGAAGATTGAAAGTTTATAAATATAATGTTTCAAGCTTAGACCGTTATGAAAGAATGGAACGAATTGAAATTATTACAGGTGGCAAAACTTATTATTTCGATGAAGTTGAGCGTGACTTGACTCAGGACGGATATGATAAGTATGGCTTCATTAAATTCTCTGGATATCCAGCTGAAATCGCTGACCAAATAGGTACGCCTGGTGGCGAAGATGGAGCTACAATTGACCCTAACGGAAACACTGGGACAATTCTCGATACTCAGCATGATGTAAATTATGAATGGAGTAACGATTACAAAAACAAATTCTTAGCGGCTGTTCCTGCATGGCAAGGACGACAAGACGTTAAGATAAGATTTAGAGATGCTGGTATATGGTTTAGAAATTTCTATGTTGGGGACAATGAAGGAATGTCAGTAGCTTACAATAGTGACCGTATTGGTTTCATTCGTACAGCCAACATGGTTAATGATTATGGTTGTAAGGGTATTGCTTTGTGGACATTAGGACAAGAAGACCCTACAATATATTCATATATTTCAGGATAAGAAAAGGAGCTTTATGCTCCTTTTTTAATAAATAAAAAATGGAGGAATTTATTATGGCAGTATGGATTGAAGATTATGTTCGTGTAAATGAGTACACTCGTCCTGGTTATAAACTTTTAGGTGTTAGAGGTATTGTTGTGCATTATACAGCAACTCCTGGCGCTAGTGCAAAAAATGAAAGAGATTACTTCAATGGCACTTGTATTGAAGACGAGCGTTATGCTTCGGCACATCTTTTCGTTGATAAAAATGAAGCTCGTTTAATCTTGCCACTTAATGAAGTAGCTTACCACGCAAATGAAAAAGCTTGTCGTGTTCCAGCATTGAAAGCTACAGCTAGTTATTACACTGGCGGTTCAGCTAACTTAACAGCTATTGGTGTTGAAATGTGTATTGAAAAAGACGGAAGTTTACACCCAAACACATTGCAAAGAACAATCGCTGTTGTTTCTGAATTGTGTAAAATGTTTGGATTAAATTCTAACAACGTTTACCGTCATTATGATGTTACTGGTAAAAATTGTCCAGCATTCTGGGTAAGTAATCCTGCAGGATTCACAAGCTTCAAAAATTCATTATCTAGCGGAGGTTCAGGTGGAGGATACCAACCAACACCACAACCACCAGCTGAAACAAGCGACGACGGAGCAATTGGTTACATTGATGTAATCGTAGATGCTTTAAACGTTCGTAACGATGCAAGCTTTGACGCTGGTGTTGTTAAAACAATTCATCCTGGCACACCGTACAAGGTGTATGCTGAGAAAAACGGCTTATACAACCTTGGCGGAAAACAATGGTGTTCAGCTGGTTCTAAATTCGTTAAATTCACACCGTATGCGAAACCAAAACCACAAGGTTTCAAAACTGGCGATTATCAAGGCAAAGTTCGAATCACTGCTGATTCATTAAATGTTAGAGCTGGACGTGGCGTAGGTCACGCTGTCTTAGGAAGCTTTAAACAAGGTCAAGTAGTTGATGTTTGGTATATCGCACCAGCTCCAGATGGTTCTTTATGGGGTTCATGCGGAATAAACGGAAAAACAGGATTTATCAATCTTGGATTTGCAGTTCCAGCTTAATAGCTGGAGCTGATTTTCATAATAAAGGAGCGCTTACCAATGAAAGAATTTGCTGGAATCTTTTCAATCGTTGCCAGTTTAGCGACGTTTCTTTTTGGTGGCTTTGATGTGACATTACAAATATTATCAGTGTTTATTGTTTGTGATTTCATCACGGGGCTATTAAAAGGCTGGTACACAGGTTCACTATCTTCACAGCAAGGGTATAAAGGCATAATCAAAAAAGCTGGTATTATGTTTGTTATTATAGTAGCGAATATGTTGGACATCCTTACAGGGACTCCATTATTTAGAATGCCCGTAGTTTATTTCTTTGTGGCTATTGAAGGTGTAAGTATTCTCGAGAACTTAGGAAAAATTGGTGTACCAATCCCTGAAGTTCTTTTAGATAAACTTGCACAGTTGAAAGCTAATGGAAATGCTGGTCAAGAAGATGAGAAAACTCCGAAGCAATAATTTCGGAGTTTTTTTCATTTTGCTCCTTACATAACAAATATATTCAATATAATAGTACAGTAATAAATAAGAAGTACATAATGTGACCTGAGTAAGTCGATAAACTGCTCACTATAATTTATTTGGAGGAATTTTATTATGTTCGCAGGTCAAAATATTGAAATTACGGTACCAGGAGCAACTCATCTTGGTGGAGAATTTGGAACAGCTCACGCAGCTCGTCAAGATAATATTATAATTTTACAAGGCGGATTAAATTTAAATGGTGTAGTAATTGAAGGTTCTGGTTCAGTTGGAACATTACCTGTGGGTTACCGTCCAAAAACTGCACAAAAATTTATTGTTGCTACAGACAAAGGCGCTCGTCTTTTAACTGTACAAATGAATGGTGAATTAATTCTTCGTGCTGATGGAGATTTACCTGGTGAAACGTTTAGAGAAATTTCATTCGCTGGCGCTTCATTTATTGCGTATTTTTAAGCTTTACTTGATGTAAAGAACTGTATATATATTATATAAGAGCTAAGGAGAAATCCTTGGCTTTTATTTTTTTTAACAAAAAGCTGAAGTAAAATCACGATTTTATTATATTGGCTCCTTACAACTCGGAGTAATTCAATATAATAGTATAGTGACAAACAAACAACTAAGAAAATCGGAGGAAATTTATTATGGCACAATGTACTTATATGGACGTTCAATCAGGTGTAGGAACACACAAAGGCTCTCTTTGCATGAGCAAAGATAGTAGCAATATCTATTTCACAGTTGGAGCACAAGCAATTGGTTCTTGGGGATATGAGGGTTATGCCACAGTTAAATGTGCGGTTCAGGACCCAGATGGTTCATGGAGAGAATTTGCTTCGAAACGAGTTCTTGTAACGTACCCAATAAACGGTACATTTACAAACGTTGCTGCATTTGGTAAGAAAATGTATATGAGTGTTAGTTTCCAATATGGCGGATTCGGTATGATTGAATTCGTTCGATAATTGGCTGTCCTGAGTATGACATAAAAATGCTCAATTTTTATTTGGAGGACGTAATATGCATAGAGAAGTTTGCGATTTTTATTTAGATGATAAACTCTTCCCTTGGGGCGGTCAAGGTTATGTTCACGTTGTTGAAGATTACAAAAACGTTTATGTAACTTTTGAACATGCTTTCAAAGCAGGTAGCTGGGTAAAAGTAAGTTTAGAAACAGCTGGCACAAGCGGAGAACGATGGTCTGTAATTGGCACGAAGAAAGGTCAAGCTTGGAATGATTTCATGAGCAAGCAAAATTATAACGCTGTGTTCAATAACATTGCCATGAATGGTCAATACTTACGAGTACGAGTAGCACTTTACAGCGTATGGAACGGAAGCATTGAAATGATGGGCGAAACAACAGTGAGCCATTGGGTACGACAATAATTTGAGGAACTCTTCGGAGTTCCTTTTTTTATTTACATATTAATTGAATATAAATATTCAAAAAAGGAGAAGATATAAATGGCTGTAAATAAAGGAGATAAAATATTTAACCCTGAAACATGGGAAAAAGTAAACCCAGAAAATAGAGCAATCTTGGACGATTATGTTCTTGAAATGAAATCTAAAGGTAAATCGAAAGGGACAATATATCAATATTCTGCTGATATTAAAATGTTCTTCTGCTGGGCACACGATAACGGAAATAAACCAATATTAGATATGAAAAAACGTGAGTTCAGACGTTTCTTCCTTGAAATGAAAGACCGTGGCACATCGGCAGCTCGTGTTAACCGTGTACAGTGTTCAATTCGTAACCTGTTAGAATTTTGTACTGAAGACGATGACGAGTATGAAGATTACGAAATAAATGCCATGAGAGCTATCAAAGGTTTATCTAAAGAGCCTGTGCGTGAAATTCATTTCGTTAAAGATGAGCATGTTCGTGCAATGGTTGAAAAGCTTGTCGAAGCTGGCAAGTATCAACGTGCCTTGTACCTAACACTAAGTTATGAATCTTGTGGGCGTAGGAATGAAATGGCACAGGTTTTAAAACACGATTTTTTAGAGAATAATCGTACAAATGAACTTGTTGGTAAACGTGGTAAAAAATACAAAGCTTTATATTTTGACCGTGCTCGTGAAATTGCTAAAATGTACTTCGAGCAACGTGGTGAGGACGACATTGATAGCTTGTGGACAGTTGGTAAAGGCGAAACAAAACGCCCTGCAACATACGACAACTTATATCAATGGGCTGTTTCATTGCGTAAAGAGCTTGAAGAAGTTTCTGGAGAACACGTTGAAATCAATGCTCATACATGGCGCCACAGTGGTTTAGAAAACTATGAAAATGGTACGCACTACGTTTTAAAACAACTTGGCAAAGACAAATTGCCTTTAGAAGTTTTAAAAGTGTTAGCAAACCATTCATCAATCGAGACAACACAATCATACTTGATGAATAAAGACGATGAGCTTTTAAACACTGCTTTCGGATTATAAAACAAAAAAGAGTTACTTGATTTAATTATTTCAAATCAAGTAACTCTAATGTTTTGTTAAGCTTATTTTCAATGTCTTCCTTGCGTTGTAATGATTCCCATTCTCTATCAAAAGCTTTTTCTTCATCTGTTAACTCCTCATCGCCCGTAATATTATTGGCTTTAGCATAAGCTTCATATTGAGCCACACGAATTTCCCTGCGTTCCTGAATTTCCGCAATTTTACTCATATCTATATTATCATCAGCTGGAACACTTGTTAATACAAGGTAAGCCATTGTAAAAATCCCCATAATCACTGCAAAAGTAAATCCAATTTTATCCATAGTTTTATTCATTTTAATTCACTATCTCCTCCAAATTTTTTATTATGTAAATGTGGCACACTTTGATGTGCTTTATTAGTATAATACTATTATATATGAACCAATACGGATTGTAAACTATTTTTTGAAAATTTTTTAAAAATAAAAACGGAGCTCAAATTGAACTCCGCCTTCATTATTGAATATTAATATTCAATTACTCATACTCACTCTTACGAGCTTTTCTCTGTGTAAATCTATAAGTTAATACCTTCCCCTAACAAAATCAATTATATCACACAACAAATGTTAACACAATAAAAAAATAGACGAATTTTCGCCTATTTTGTATGTTCCTTAATATAATTGTCGTACACATAAACCACTTCACCGTCGCCAGCACCAGCTTTGGCTGAATCGTATATGTCTTCTGTTTTTATGCCATTTATTTTGTGGTCAAGGTCGTGTAAAATTCGATGCGTATAAATTAATCCAACCCAATCCTTGTTTTTAACAGCAATATCAAGCACGTTTTTAGCTCGTTCCAAATCTTCTTTCAAATCGCCTTCACTTTCGTTTGCAGCTTCTTGTAATGTTGTTGCTAATAATTTAAATCCCCATTCATTTTTGTCCCAACTGCTGTCGTCATTGCGATAAGTTTTATCATGCTCCCAACCGACAAGATTGTTTAAATCAGCGTGAGCATCGCTTATTTTTTTCTCTTTTGAAACTTTAACCGTTTCTTCTGGCATTTTAATTTCTTTTGTTTCCGTCTTTGTTTCTTTTGTTTCAATTTTTTCTTTTGTTTCAGTTTTTTCTTTCACTTGAGCTTGAGCAGCTTTTTCAATTTTCTTATCGTTATCTATAGACAAATACATCGACGCACCAGCAAATAACAATCCTGCTAAACCAATCCCGCCAAACGCAATAATCAACAATGTCTTGATTGTTTTTTTCATTTTCATTTCTCCTAATATTTATTTGTTATAAATATTATAACATGGTCTTTAGAACTGTACAAGATTTATATAAAAAAAATACCGTCATTTAGACGGCATTTTTATGTTTTTCTTTTCGATTATAAGCTTTCTTACTTTTATGGCTACCATTGCCACGATGCACTTTCAAGTGTTGTTGCAATTCTTCAGCATCCATTTTTCGTTTGAAGCTTTTTGGTTTAACAGTTAATTTCATTTTGTTTCCTCCTTGTTTTTCTTTGATTCGAAAATCCTATCATAACAATCTGGGCAACATCTTTTTAATGTTCTCCACACACAGCCATATACTTCTGTTCCACAACCGTCACATATATACATATTATCCTCCTTAAGATAAAAGCTGATAGCCAATGGCCATCAGCTCAATATTAATTACATGATTGTTAGTTTGTATTTTTGAATTAAAATTCCTTTTTCATCGTACACTTCAAAAATTTTGTCAGCAAAGTTGAACATTCTTCCAAGCCATGAGGTAGAATTTGCTGAAAGAACTTTGTCTTTTCTTCCTTTGATTTTTATGGTACGAGCTGCTTTGGCAGAGTTTGAGACAGTTAAATAATTACCTGTGCCACCTTCGCTAATTGAAAGGTCTCCCATTTTAACACTGAAATATTCATCAGCAATTACTTCAACAACATTTTCTTCAGGAACTTCTTCTGAGATATTTAAAGATTCAATAAATGCTGCTAATTTTTCAAAAAATTCTTTTTCTTCCGTTGATTTTTCATTTAATAATGCTACGATTTCTTGTTTTGTCATAATGATTTCCTCCAATGTTTTGTTTGATTTACTATACTATTATATTGACATGGTAGCAGCTGTAAGGAAGCAAATAAAAAAAGATGACATGGCGTCATCTTTAGTTTTCGTATGGACGATATTTCTTACGTAGCTCAACGAGCTCAGCCCTTTTAGCAAACAAATCAGATTTTAAAAACAAGCTAACACATCCTAATTTTTTAACAGGTATTATCTTGCCATTTTTTATCATATGTGAAAGTCTAGCTCGAGATATTCCTAAGTATTCTATAGCTTCTGGAGTTGTTAAAACCTCACTCATTATAAACTGTCTTTGTTCTACTACTGGCGCTTCCATAACTTGTAGCATAATTAATTCCTCCCATTATTCATTTTTATTGGATTCATTAGTAATTTGACAAGTTACAAGCCATATTTTTTTAATTCATCATTAATTGCTTGTACCCATTCTATATTAGCAAATTCATATTCTTTGCACAGTTTTGAATTTTTCACGATTTTGTCATAGGAGCTTTTTGTGATTTCAACAAATTCTTTCATATGCCTGTCTGTGTAAGGAAAAATTTCGAAAAATACTTCATCGTAAGCTATTCCTTCAGACAAATTCAGAGCTTTGTTGGCAGATGTATCAAAAACATACTTCATGCACTTCGCCTCCTTTATTAAATTATACTTACATCATAACATATGTGAATAGAAATTTCAACGAAAAAGTTGATTTATTTGATAATTTGATATTATCAAATCTGTTAGAGGAAGACAAGAGATAATTTAATTATCCCTCATCTTTTTGGAATCGTTGTTCACAATCACCACAAATGACATTAATTTCAGGTTTGCTGCTTCTGATGATTGTACCACATTCACATACCCATTTTACAATGTTGCTTTTCTTTTTTGCTTTCTTTTCAGCGGTCATATCTTTTCGAGCTAATGTAAAAGCTTCTTTGTCAATGTCCCAGCTATTAATGAAATCAATTGTTTCAGGTGTTAGCTTAGAAAATGACCAGCCATATTTTTTATCTGGCGCATCATCTTCATAATAGAAGCCACGGTCTTCACTTTCTTGTTTGAATTTTTTATTGTGATATGTGCCACCACGAGAAGTATCTTGAATGTCATTTGTGTGACAATATAAATGAATCATTTCATGGTGTAATGTTCTCATGATTTCTTCATAATCACGGTTTAAAAATTCTGCTGTGATTGTGATTTCATGTTTTTCATCATCTTTTGTTTCCCATACTTTGCCTGGTGTGAACCAACCATACGCACTTGTTTTACCCTTAGCTTGTACAGCGATGATTACTTGAGGTAATGCACCATTATAGAAATGTTCATTGAACAGATTAAAAGCTTTATGAAGCTCAGCGATTGCTGGTTGTAAGTTATTTATGTTTGTCATGTTTATTATCCCCTTTTGAAAATTAATATTCAATTTCGTTAAGTTAAATATATCATGGTCGAAAAAATATGTCAACAGATATCTAAAAAAAGAAGAAGCTTAAAGCTTCTTCACAGATGTTACTTCTCCTTTTCTTGTTGTTGCAAATGCTCCCATTGCAGAACGTGTATTTGTTAATGTGAAATCAGTTGTGCTTAAATCCATTTCAAAACGGTCTGTAACTAAATGGAATGCTCCTTCACCATCATAAGTTAAAATATCAATCAATGGAGATTTCGTATTCAAGCTATTTTTAAGCTTTTTGCGATTGCCGACAAATGATTTTAAATCAACTTTTGCCACTTTCTTATTATGAAATACATTGATAATAAATTTGTTTTTATTATCTAATACAGAGTAATTAATAATATTAATAGCATCAATGATTGTTGGCAGATACGCACCAAACGAATTTGCTTTCGTTTCAGGTATGTCACTCAATTTAACTTTGTGACAATCACCGTTTTTCGTGAACACAAGAAGCTCGGCAGAATTGACCGATGTAAACATTTTGGTAATTTCATCTCCAGCTTTCAATTCACAATCAACTTGTTTGCCAAGTTTCGTTTTATAAACATATCCTTCTTTTGTTGTCACAATTGATACTTCATAATCAGACGATTTTGGGTCTTCAAAAACAATCTTGCCAATTTCCTGCATATCAACAATTTGTGTTTTGCGGTCATGACCATACTTGTCAGCTGATTCTTGAAGACCATTGCAAATGATTTTGTTTAAGCTTTCATTTGATTTAAGGATTTTTTGGAATGTAGATATTTTGTTTTCAAGCGTTTGAACTTCATTGATTTTTTTAACAATGTAATTTTCATTGATATTTTTCAATTTCATGTTTGCTACTTCTTTTGCTTGAATTTCATCAATTCCAAAAGCTGATTGTAATGAAGGAATCATAATTTCTTCAGGAGCTTTACGAATGATTTCAATTGCACGGTCAATATCAAGTAATACTTGTTCTAAACCTCGAAGCAAATGAAGTTGCTGTTTCATTTTTTCAATGTCATATTGCAACCCTCGTACAATACACTCTTTTCTCCATTTCAACCAAATGTCAACCGTTTCCCAAACACCAGCAACTCTTGGTAAATTATCAACTAACATATTCATGTTTGCGCTGAATGAACTTTCTAATGGAGTTAATTTGTAAAGTTTGTTTAAAACCATTTCCATATCGGCATTTTTACGACAAACAACTTCAATTAGCTGACCTTTAAGACCTGTTAAATCTTTTACAGATACAACTTCTTTTAATTTACCAGCTTTTGATAATTCAATAATTTTGTCAATAATTGCTTCACGGTTTGTTGTATAAGGAATTTCCGTGATTGCAATTTCATTTTTTGTTATTGTAGCTTTGCCTCGCAATTTAATTGAGCCAGAACCTGTTTCATTGATTGATTTAAAAGCTTCTTCATCGTTTGCAATAAATCCGTATGTTGCAAAATCAGGAACTAACATTGTTTTTTTGCCTGTATTAATGTATACAATGATTGCTTCATTTAACTCACGAATGTTGAACGGTGGTATTGCAGAACCGAAACCAACACCAATTCCTATGTTTGCTTGTGTTAAAATAACAGGGAATTTAACAGGTAATACTTCAGGCATTTTCAATGTTCCATCATAATTAGGAATGAAATCTACAAGACCTTTATCTAAATTGCTTAGCATATCTAAAGCCACTTCTGACAATTTAACTTCCGTATAACGTGAAGCACCAGGAGCCATATCTTTTGATGTGTGTTGAGCAAAGTTTCCTTTTCCGATAATCAACGGAATGTTTTGTTTGTCCGTTTGTACCATGTTCACCATTGTTGGATATGAATCTCCGTGAGGATGATATTTCATCACAGCACCTGATATATTAGCTGACTTTGTAAGCTTTGTCGCTTTTTCAACCAACATTGTGTATAATATTCTTCGATGAACAGGTTTTAATCCATCACGAATATCTGATAATGCACGGTCAAGCAATACATATGCTGAGTAGTTCATCATTCCATCTTCTACAACGTCCTCAACTTGTTTTTGAATTGTGTTCATTCAATTTCCTCCTTTGTTCTCGATGATATGATTGTATTGAAAGCTAAAAATTTGTAAGGTCAGCAAATAAAAAAAGGAATCTCAATCGAGATTCCCTACGTACTTGTACAGATTGTTGCTAATGATTTCTTTACGTCCATCAACAGCTTTCCCCATCCATGTTTCAAGAGATTTAATCATCTTTTGAGCTGATTTAACTGTAACTTGAATTAAATTACGAGTTTCAGGATTCATGGCTGTTTCAAACATTGTTTCTGCAGACATTTCTCCTAAACCTTTCATACGAGCAATGTTGTATTTTCCTTCAATTTCCTTCAATTTACTTTCCTTTTCTGCTTCATTGTAAATGTAAACCATTTCATCTTTAGATGTCTTAACTTCATATAATGGTGTTTGTGCAATGTGTATTCGTCCCTGTAAAATAAGTTCAGGCATTAAACGATAAATCATAGTAATGATTAAACATGCAATTTGCTCACCGTCAGCATCGGCATCTGTAGCGATGATAATTTTTCCATAACGTAAGTTTTTAATATCAAAGCTATCAAGCTCTTTATTCTTTTTATCCGCCTGAATACCGCAACCAAACGATTTAACAAGGTCTGTTATGATTTGATTTTTGAAAATTGTATCATAATCAGCTTTTAAACAATTCAATATCTTACCTCGTAACGCATAAGCGGCTTGATAAACGCCATCACGTGCTAATATTACAGAACCTAAAGCGGAATGACCTTCTGCTACATATATCTCAGCCATTTCTCCGTGTGTTTTACAATCGACCAAGTTAGAAGGTGTGCTGCCAATACCTTCGACTCCTTCGCTCAGTTTCTTTTTAAGCTGTTTAGCTGCTTTTGATGATTTCTCATTATGCTTTTGAACAAGTAAGAAATGGTCAATCATCTTTTTAAATTGTTTTGGTTGTTCAATTTGGAACAGTTCAAGAACTTCAGCAACATACTTTTGAGAAATAGCTTTGTATAACTTTTTCTCCGTTGAGAACTTCGTTTGATTTTGGAACTCAACTTTGTTGCTCAATACACTCGCCACGAATGATACAGAAGATTCAATATCATTATTTGAAAACGAGGTCATACCTTTAGGAAACAGCTTATTGTCACGACAATGCTTATTTGCATAAAGTTTAATACCATTTACAATACCGTCGTAAATTGAACCATGTTCTTTCAAATGAGTTAAATTAAGGAATGTTTCTTGGAATGGTTCGCTCGATGTTGATAAAACAAGCTCAACTGTTGTTTGTTCTCCGTTATCATCGAATGTTTTTGAAGCACCAATCGCTGGAGCACATGTATTTTCCGATGTGTTTTCAGCATAATAATCGGATAAGCTTTCATAATGATAAACCGTTTCTTTATCTTTGTATTTATATGTCAACGTTACTTTGTTACTTCCGACAGCTGCATGTTTTACAATATCTTCAATTTCTTCAGAATCGAAAATGTTACTTGTAAACATTTCATCATCTAAAACAAATGTGATTTTTGTGGCATGTAGCTCTTTTTCACATTTTTCTTTTGTTAATGGTACAACAATTTCTCCACCGTTTGCAAATTCTACATAATGATAATGACCGCCATACCAGCTTTCAACTTTGAACGATTTGGAATTATAATTGGTTGCGGTTAAACCACAACCATTGGTGCCCGTCATAGTCCCCTCTTCGTTTTCATATTTACCACCAGCAAACAATGTCAAGAATAATAGCTCAACGTTGTCATCTTCACCTATTGGAATCCCTCGTCCTTCGTCATAACATATGAAAGTACGGTTATCGTCTAAAAGTTCAACAAGGATATTCCCGCTTTCAAAATTTGTAATGATTTCATCAGTTGAGTTCATAACTGCTTCTCTTGGTGGGTGATAGAAATTGTCTCGAGAACCGAACCAAACGGATAATTTTTCTCTCGCTTTGTCACGCTCGGATAATTTTTTGATTTCATCTTGTTTCATTTGTTTTCCTCCTTAAGGTCATTTCACTGTTATTATATTGACAGCTCTCAGAATGTAAGGACACAGCAAGAATAAAAAAATCGGAGCATTTAGCTCCGATTGATTATGCTGCTTTATACTCTATGTTGAGCTCGGTTTTGTCAATGATATATAAACCCATTTTTACATATTGAGCAATGATTTGTGTTAAGCTTGCAAATTTCCCCATCACAACTTGATTTCTAAAATCATATAAAGCATATCCTTCATTTGGAATATGTACAATTTCACGGAAGTTATTTCGCCCGAATAATATTACTTTACCCACTTCTACATTAGCAAAAGTTAAACGTTCAATCTTTTCCTTATTGATAGTAATTGACGTTCCTCGTCTTTTCTTTGTAGCTGGTGCTGAAGTAGTTTGGCTTTTAGTTACATATGGTTTTGTCATCTTAATTTCCTCTTTTCGGTTTTTTATTTTTATTTTTTGAATATTAATTTTCAATTAATTAACCTGCATAAGGCATTACATAAATTGTAATAAATTCACTCCAAGCTTTAGAAATATTTTGTTTATAATGAAGGCGCTCGAATTTTTGAACCAATCCGTTAACTCGTCCTTCAAAATTACGACGAACTGTATTATAGTTGAAAATGTTCAATCCTAAACGGTGAATTTCTATTAGGTTGATTACGAGCTCTTTGATTTCTGCCATCGTATATTCTTTTGTAGCTGCAACCACGTCTTTGTATGTGCGTTTTTTAGGGGTTTGTTTTAATTCAACGCCATAATATTCCATTACATGTTGACGAATATAATTTCTAAATTTGTCCAATCCTAACTTTTCTTTATTCATAGTAAACCAACTGTAATAAGATTCAGCTAATGGACCCATGTTTTTAAATTGACCAGTTCGCATTGGATTTCCACCGCTGATAAGGCATTCAAAAACCAACTCGTGTAAACCTTCTAATGTAAATGATGCACGGTCATAGCGATTGCGATTTGCTTCTTTCTTTGCGATTGAAATCTCATTAACTTTTGTTTGTTTTGTTGTCACAATTAACAGCTCCTCAATTTGTATTTTTATTTGTTTGTCTTTCATGATACTATTGTATTGACGTAAACATGGCGGTAAGACAGCGAACTAACATTTTTTCAAAAAAAATACAGCTACGATATTAAATCGTAACTGTATAGCTTTTGATGATTGGTTATATGATTGTTCACGAACAAATAAATAAATTGAAAAGCTGCATGATTAGTAAAATGAACATTTTACCATAAAAAAACGGAGCCTAAGCTCCGCTTTCCTTTGATTTACTTCGATTCTCTTTCATCTGCTTCAAATGATTTCTCACGCTCGCAATAAGCAGCATATACTTTCAAGGTTTCAACAATTAATTTCGGAGAAAGGTATTTTTCCAGCTGGAACATATCACCTGGCTCAGAAACATGAGCTAATACATGACGGAACATATCCACATCGTCTTTTATTAGATTGTGTAAATATCGGTCATACACAACAATCCCTTCACCATTTAAAATAATACAGCCACGTAGTTTGCCATGGTTGAAATCTCTGGCTGGAACGTCATTCACACCATTCCCATCATATGTTTTCCATGTTGGTAATAAAACATCTTCCATTCGGATTTTGTAACCCATTCAAAACAACTCCTTATTTATATGATACATATATCATAACATATGTTACCAGATAAATCAAGAACTGTTACTTGAGCGCCTCAAATCTTTCTTCAGCAAATTCTTCTTCACGAGAAGCCATTGTTTGATTGTATTCTCCAGCTATATAATAATTTCCGTATTGGTCTTGTTTGCCAGGTGTTAACGTGGCATTTCGTATTCGCATACGTTTACCGCACTGTCTACAATTGCAATAAATTTGCTGCTTAAGTATGAAATGTTTCCCTTTGTCATTGCACGATGGACAAATGTAATACAATTGGAATTTTTCATCTTTGCCTTTCTTTTCAAGCTTACCCCAATGTGTTTCAGGCTCAGCAACCGCAATAACAGGTGGTGGCTCTTCAACTTTTGTTTCTTCAGCTTTTACTTCAACCTTTTCTTCTTGCTCAAGGTCTTTAACAGCTTCATATCCCATTTGATATAAACGTAAAGCCTCGGAATTGTTTTGATTTTCAGCATTTGAGCTAAAATAAAACATTCTCACCATGTTATCGACAAGCTGAAACTGAGCTTGTTCGTCATTGTGTTCCATTTTTGCTTCGAGCGTCTGCCCGTTTTTGTTTGTTATTTTTATCTCTATTTTTGACAACATAAAACCTCCTAAAAATGTACTACATATACTATTATACAACAAAAAAATACCCTCAGACGAGGGTAATTTCTTACAAATCCTTAATGATACTTTGGACGTGAGCTGTCCAAGCACCTTTAATTCCTTTATGCTCTTTTTGGAATTTTTGAAACATGCCATTATTTCTGCCAGACGATAGCTTAAATTGTTTGCCAATCAATGGCGTTTTGTCAGAATTTAGGTGCATATCAATGATAGCTTCTTTTAATTCTTCCATGAATTCTTCATGTGTTCCGTATGCTAAACCAGTTCCGTGAACAGCTCCTTTTCTTTTTTTCTTTGGAGGACGATTAAATTGGTCAAGCTTGTTTTGTTGAGCAGGTTTTTCTTGAACGATTGTAGCCACTTCTTCTTTTACAACTTCTTCAACTTCTTGACGAACAATCGAATTAACACTGCTCATACCTTTGATAATTCCACGATAAGCTTGAGCCATTTCGTCACGGATTGTATCACGAACAATTTCACGAATTTCCGTTTTCATTGTTTCACGGATTGTACTTTCCATTGAATTGTTCCAAAGCTTCATAAATCCTTCGACGCTATCACGAGTTATAATCATGAAAATGTCTTCTGTTGAAAGGTTTTTTTCTTTAGCAATTTTTTCAGCTCGTTTTTCAACCGTGTTATTCTTTATCTCTGTTTGTTTGATAACATCGGTATCTCTGGCTTGTTTGCCATACTTTGCATTCCATTTGTCTAGCTGAGATTTTGTCATTACATAAACACCTCTTTTTCTTTTGTCTTAATCATTGTACAATATTTATGAACTTTTGTAAACAGTAAAATAAAAAGACGTGACACGGAGTCACGCCTTTTTTGAATATTAATATTCAATTTATTTAGTTTCGTTATTTTTCATAGTTCTAGCTTTTATTTCTTCTTCACGCTTTTTCATAGCTTCTTGAACACGTTCTGCCATATTGCTTAACTCTTCTTGTTTTTCTTTTTTATCGTCTTTTTTATTGTTGTTTTTAGCTGGAGTTTTTTCTTTCTCCTTAGCTTGTTTTGGTTCTATTATTTCTGCTCCAATACCTTCTAAAAATCCAATTATTCCTTTGTCCATTGCTTGTGGTGTAATGTGAGTGATAATATACAAATCCTCAGTGATAAATAAGTTTTTCTTTTTGATTACAGCACCTTCAAAATATTCCTCGTCAGACAGCCTCAAGCCTGATTCGAAAGTTCCTTCTATTGCTGTTCTTTCATCAAGTTGCTTGAAATATTCAAAAAATTCACGAAACAAAGCTGCATGAGTCGGACAATCAAACGATTTCATTTTGCCATTGTAACGAAATTTTAACTTTTTCATTTTAGTACCTCCAGTATTTAATTAGTTGTTTTACAATTACTAATATAACATATTGGGGAAATGGATGCAACTTTTCGTATTAGAAAAATTCAGACAATTTCTTACAAAAAAATAACCGCTATTGCGGTTACTTCGACTCAAGGATTTTTCTTTTTTCGACATTAAAACACATTGGACATAACGCTTTGTAACATTCTTTGTCTTCTACAATTCGTTTTCCCTCTATAACAATTTGACCATCAACAAAGCGACCATTGTGGACAGCATCACGCTCGCAACCGTCAATTTCACATTCAGCAGGAATTACAAATACATCATCGCAAATTGTCGTAATTCGGTCTGAGCCATCAAAGATTTTCCCACGGAAATCATTCATTAAGCCATAGAAAGTAATATGACAATCAAACAAACGAGCTACTGTTTCAACAGCATTGATTTGTTCAGCGTTTAAAAATTGTGCTTCGTCAATGAAAATATAATCTGCGTTGCCCATTTCTTTTATGTAAAAGCTCAACGATGCCAGAACTTCTGCTTCCGTTTGTTCTGTGCTCAAGTTTAAACATAAAACAGATTTGCCATTTCGACTCGTAACTGCGCCACGTCTTTTATGCTTGCCTGGAGAAACTTTTACAACTGCCACGTTCATTTTCTTTTCAACATAAAATCTAACATCCTCGATAAGCTGTTCTGATTTACCAGCACCCATTACACCTGTTACCATTTTAACTATCATATTCATAATTCATTTCTCCTTTAATTGCATGTTATAATATTATTATATTGGATTCAAATGGTTTGTAAGGATGCCAAATAAAAAAACCCTGATTTCTCAGGGTCTGTATTTATTTTACAATATGTTTGAATTTGCCATGGTCTGTTTTTATTTTAAGGATTCCTTGTGCTTCAGTATTTAAATATGCAAGAAAGCTTTTTTGCAACGGTGTGCCACCTTCTTCATAAGCTGTCATTACAATATCATGTATACTCATGAAACCACAAACGTAACTGGCATCTTTACTCTCCAGCTCTTTAATTTTATCCTTCAATTTTAACAATGGCTCATCCTTCATATTTGTACCTCCTAGGTTTTATTAAGCTAATCCTCCACCGAAATCGTCCAACGGTTCAACAACTTTTTGTTGTACGGGCACTGTTTGCTTTACCTTAGGAATATATGTTGGTTCGGGCTCAGTCAATTCAACTTCAGCTACAGAAGCTGAAAGTTCAAGTTGAGCTGGCATGTAATGTTTGTTTTTCATTTCTTCTTCAGCTATATCACGTTCAACTAGCTGACGGATATATAACGCTATACCATCTTTGTCCTTTTTCGAGTCGAGCTTCTCACACACAGCTGGATGTTTTTTCTTGTTTATACGCAATGGATATAGCCATATTGTCATGCAAACATCATCTCGAATCGTTTTTCATACGTCAAGAACAAGCCAACAACGTTAACATAGTAAGCTGGGTACTCAGTTAATGAGACACTCTTCGCATTCTCATAACCAACTTCTTGTAATGCTTCGGCAATTGCTTCTGATTTGCCACCTGTCACAAGAATTTCTTTGTCATAATCAACATCAGGAAAAGCTCGAGAGAAACTATCAGCTAACGCAAAGCTTGAATGTTTGATTGTGCCACCATTCAATGTTTTTGAGCGGGCTGCATTTATTGTTCCTTCGATTAAATATAAAATATTCATTGTCATTGAGCCAGCATCAACAACAACCAAATCTCGATTGTTTGTAAATGCTAAAGCTCCTAAACCTTCAGCTGCAACTCGTAAATTTTCAATTGTGAAATTGAAAGCTTTGTTGTCAACAACACTTTCACGAGCTCCGTTTAATTTTTGTTCGAAATAATCTTTGTCTTTTTTCATAGCTGTGTACGGGCTTGTCGTTACAACGTTAAATGTTGAGATACCTGTTTCTTTATAAATTTCGTGCAAAGCTCCGACGATTCTAATAATTCCCTCGTGGTGACCTTTTCGTTTATTGCCTCGGTACATCATTTCTTCGCTAGCGTGAAATTTTGCTGCTCCTTTTCCGATGTAATAATCAAAATTTCCGTATGAAACACGCTTTACTTCGTTGTTGAAAACCGTCTCCATTTCCTCGTATTTGTGTGTGATTGAATAAAACGTTCCCACTTTTACGTCTCCTTGGTGACGATAAACATACTTCGTTGAGAAATTACCTGGGTCAATAAGCACTGTTAGTACTGTCATAACTTTCCCACTCTCCTCATTTTTAATATGAACTTTTCAAAGAACGAAATTCGTGTTTATCTTTTGTTGTTGTGTTAATTGTACTATTTATTCGTCAATAGGTCAATATAGAAAATATATAAATCGTATATCAAATCTCGACACCACAGTTTTATCATATATAACATATATATACAAAATATACAAACATTTTTGTTTTCTGACATTATTTACAGATGTACAGACAACTTACTTCCTTTTATCATAAATACGAAAACAACTCAAAAACAATACGAAAACAAAATAAAAACAAAAAAATACCGAGGATTGCTCCTCGGTAGGTCATGTAAGATGTCTGTTTAAAATTTCAGCTAATTCGAAAGTCGAAATATTTTCTTTGTAATAAACCAGCTGAAAAGCATCAACATGTTCTATGCTCATTGTCCAATTATTGATGGCTTTGTGTTCGATTGTGAAACGTAATCCGTTCCAAGCAAATTTTGTCGTGCATAAAACCTTGCTGAAGGCTATCACTTCTTTGACAACCTCAGCATTTTTTTCAACGGGCATATTGCAATTAATCATAATGTTTTTCATGTTCGTTTCCTCCGATTTTTAGATTGCTAATCCTCGCATTAATAAAAGGGATTGCAATTTTTCTTTTGTTTTGCGTACACGTTGGTTTGCTGCTTGGCGAGAAATTCCACGCATTTCAGCTAAAACTGTTGAATTAAATTCATGAGGATATAAAATACATAACAGCTCTTCTTTTTCACGATTGTCTGTATGTTCCTCGATAACTTGCATGATTTCTTCGCCAACGATGCCACCATATGTGAAATCAACTTCATCTTGCTTGAACATATCTTCATATGTTAAATCTTCAGAGTCGCCAAGTGTTGCGTTCATTGAAACAACGCCATAGCTTGTACGTTTTTGAGCTGTGATTTTTTGTGCTTCGTTACCTGTTACCTTTTTTAATTTGAATGTTAAAAATGTTGAGAAAGCATGCTTTTCATCGTATTCTTCAAACGCTTTCCATGTTTCAAGCTTCATTTCTTGAATCATGTCTTCACGTTCAATTGAATTGAATTTGCTGATTGCGATGTTAGCTGCTTTGTTAATCATACGATTAAAATGTTTTAAAACCTCCTCGTATGTCATTTCCTTTTTAACACCGTTTGATAAGATAATAGTTTTTTTCATTTTAAAAGCCCCTTTTCAATTTGTTTTTTTAGAATAATGTTTTGGACAGAACGTAAACAGTTGTAAAATTTCAAATTGTCTGAATTTTCCGTCAACTTAGCTCGTGTATGTGAGGTCTTTATTACATGTGTGTCGAACACAATTCTGAAAATTTCGACTTTTTTCGACGTTTTCTGACACCATTCGACAAAAGTTTCACAAAAGCGTAGTGTTTGGACGCAATTTTCGACAAAATATTTGATTATGTTACAACTTTGTTACACAATGTTACAGTACAAATTTCTTTGTAAGAACTTCGTTGTCCCTTTTCACTTTCTCAATATATCATGGTTGGAAACTTTCGTAAAGTGATATTTACTTTACGGGAATAATGACGGACAGTTGCTCGAGTGAGCAACTCCGTATTATCAATGTTTCCAACATGATAAACTTTTTTTATTTTTTTTCAAAGACCTGATGACCTGGTTTATTCAATTACTTGCCAATCGTCACGACAGATAAAACGGAAAGTGTAATCTACATTGCTGGTTTCTCTAATATCGAGAACTCCTCCTTGTCGTAATTGAATCATGATTGTTTGTCGGTGGAAATCCCAGTACCAATATCCGCCCCATTCAGGCAATTTAATTTTTTCGCCTCGTCGCATCAATTTATATGCTTCTTCAAATCTCATTGAGAACCAACCTCTTTCTTCAGTATATGCCTATTGTATTGTGTTAATTCCGTTTGTAAGACAGCAAAATAAATTTTTTTAAATTATTTTACAGCGAAACCAATTATTTTTACCTGTGCGTTATGCTTCATTTCTAAATCATCATTATACATTTCCTCAAGATATTTGAGCTTATTGTCGATTTGATGAGGAGGAACTATGATTGTTTCTGCCCATTTACCATTTGAATACGGTAAAGCAAATTTTAAATGAAGCTCTCTAATATGATATTTGTCTGCTTTTGCTAATTCGAATAATTCTTGTTTTTTTGTCATTTTAATAATCTCCTTTGGAAGTGTTTGTAAACTTCATCAATATGAAGTGGTTTGAAATCTGTAAGCTCAGTGCTAACACATTTGTAAATATCTTGGTCGAGACCAGTTAAATCTGAATGAACATGACCATGAACATTGCCAATAATTGCTCCATGATTAATTGCCGAACGAATTGCTGAATCATCTTGTGGATAATGGCTTAAGAAAAGACCTTGATAATAATAGTATTGATACATATCAAATCCCATTTCGTAATACTTTTTACGGCTGAAATAATCATGATTTCCTTTAATTAAAATTTTTCGACCATGTAATCTTTTAGCAATTTCCTCCGCACGTCTTATCTTGCTAAAAAATACATCTCCGATATGAAAAACTAAATCGTTTGGCTTAACAGTGTCATTCCAACGCTCAATCAATCTTTCATCCATTTGTGGTACGTCCCCAAATTGTTGTCTTGATGGTTCATAAATGAGGATATTTTTATGACCAAAGTGTGTGTCAGCTGAAAGATAAGCATCCATACATACGTTCCCCTAACATAGTTTTATAGTAACACGAACGATTGTTCGGTGTAAAGTGGGAACGACCTAGAAAAGGTCGCTCTTCACTTCTTTGATTTTTCGGATTAACAGATTATTCAAAACTTTAAAGTTAACAGTTGGGTGTTTGAGCTTGATAACAAAGTTCACCGATTCTTCGCTCAAGAATTCATGCCAGATTCTGCCGATTAATTCCCCAACTCGTTTTTGCTCCCACGGTTGGTTTAAGACCATTTTTGAATATTCTTTTTCAATAAATGCTTCTGTAGCAAAATCATTGATGATTTTCTCTTCTACTGATGTATTGATTTCGATATTACGGTGACCAAATTCTCTAGCGCTTTTTTCACGGAACTCATTGCTTACCAATTTAGCCCATACAACTCGACCATAGCGGTTTACAAAATTGTAGTTTTTAACAACCAATCCTTCACCAGCTCCAGCTCCATCTTTCATTAAGAATGTATTTTTTGGCAATAAGTGAAGCAATTTATCAACTGTAACATCTTGAGATGTCCATAAGCACGGTACATAATCAATGCCATATTTTTCTAGCAAAGGTTTGTAATCATCATAATGCATGTATTCTCCGCTCACCATATTAACTACATCGAACACGTAGAATTTTCTCCAAGCATCTTCTCGATATTCTTTGATTGAGTGTGGAACTAACCATTCGCCATATAATCGTAGCCAAGGGTGGTCAGCGAACAATTTTTGAATGCCTTCATGAGCACGAACTGCTTTACAGAAACCAGCGTTATCTCCATCTTTAGATTCATCTAAATGACGATTACGAGAGCCTGCCTGAATTTCACCGTCTACTAACCATGCTGAAGCATTTGTGCCATCTAACTTAGGGAAGATATGAACGATGCCATTTTCGATTCCTGAAGTTTCTTGTGTTCCAAAACGTTTTAATGATTGATATCTTTCAAATTCTGTAGCCATAATATTAATTCCTCCATTTATTTTGATTTTTTGTTGTATTTACAGGTTTGTCACGATGCGTTCAATTTTTGAACGTATTGAATATATCTGTGACAAACCTGTACTTTTTTTAAAAAGCTTTACATAGCTGTTGCCGAATATTTAAGTTCCTGCTCAACAAATGTCTTGACAGCTTTGGTTCCATACTTCACATATACCGCTTTTCGGAACAAAGGATATTTGTGCTTCACACCAGTAGCTGTAGGATAGTACCAAAGTAGTTTGCCCATTGAAGCAATGCGACCACTAAACAGTTGCTCGAACTCATCAATTTCCAAATCTTTCAGTAGATAACCTCCAGATGAATTTAATCTCACAGGACGAATGTCTGGCACATCATGACCAAAGACTTCGTCTTTATATAACTCGATAAACTCATCTATGTCCATAACACTCATTCCAATAGCATTGCCACCTGTGGATAGTGAGCGGTTTGTTTTGATGAATACATACATGTCTTCTGGTTGCATTTTTACAATTCCTCCGTATTTGTGTAGTTTGTAACCACGTGGCATTCCGATTTTTTTCCAATATTTTAAAATTTCTGATTCACTCGTTCCAAGCGTTTTACATAAGCCATACGTTTCATCCCAAGTATGGATTGAAAAACCGAATGAGCTCCATTCAACTGTACCATAAGCTCCAGTTACTATATTGCAAACAATATTCCCAACTTGTAATACTCCCATTCAATTCCCTCCTTAGATTTTTTTGATGAAGTATTTGAACTGTTCAAATTCTTCACGAGACAGTTTCTCATATGCTTTTTTTTCAAGCGTGAATGAGAATTTTGCTGCCATGTATGACAGGCCACCCATAAAACCAATTGCTAAAGCTAATACTGCGATAAATAAGATTCCCATAAATCATTCTCCTTTACATGAAAAAAGTTTTAATTAAAAACCAAGCACCGTAAATCAGACAAGCGTAGAAAGCAATGTTGATTGCCCAAGCGAACGCAAGCACTAAACAACCTGCACCAAGGAATTTTTTTATACTCATTGTTTAGCTGCCTCCTCAATTGATTTGCTAATATCAAGCATTGTAATCATTAATCGCTCAAGATTTTCAATATCAACCTTAAACATCATGCCACCAATTTCAACTTCTAAATCGTACTTGTTTTTCTTTGGTGGAATTTTTGCAAGAGCTTCAAACGTGTGAATAATTTCACCCATTGTCAAATGCTTCTTTTGTCTCATATTAACGCTCCTCCTTTTCAATATCTCCAGCTTCAATTCTACCATCAAGATAATGAATACGATATTCTTTGCTGAAAATCCAAGCTTTATATTCAGAAAGTGGTGTGCCATAAATCATCGGAACATCTTTTCCATCGCCTTCGTCCCATTGTTCATACCAACGGTCTCCACAGCAAGAACAATCTGAGCCAGAGTTACAACCATCAAAGTAAATTCCAATGCCTACAGCAATATCATTTGCTTGCGAACAATTTTCTGCTTCAATAATTACATATTCAGAAATGTCTTTATTAATAACGAATGAACCACCAGAATTATTTTGTGAAAAAGTATAGAATTTTGCCATTTAAATCATCTCCTATTTGTTATTGTTGTAGTAACAATCTTCGCATACGGGCTCTTGCCCGTACACAAAGTTGTCGTAAGTTTTATCTTCGCCACAAACCACACACATTTCAGTTGGTTCTTTTTTAGTTGGCATTTTCAAGTTCCTCGATTTTTCTTTCAATGAACGCAATAACATCTGCTTTTCGCTCACCGTTTCGAGCGTGGTCATTAGCTTGTTGAATTTCTTGAAGCAACAATTCATCGTCGTATAAATCGAAACCTAGCTTTTCAAGAGCTGCACCAACGAAATCTTCCATTTCATCAACTTCACCGCTACGAGCTGTTATCATGATTGATTGAATTTCATAATCGCTGCCATAAATTGTACCCTCATCCAGTTGAGTTAATTGCTCGTTGCTAACACCTGCATTTTTCAATAAAAGACCGATAGCGCAATTATTCGTTTGACATCCTGAAACATATTCACCATCAGCTAACTCGTCCTGTTTGTTAATTGTTTCGATTAAACCTTTTAATGCTTCGACTTTTTTCATTGTAATTTCCTCCATATCTTCAAATTGTACTGAATTAAAACGAATACCAGGAATTTCTTTTACATAAACATCTGTTTGGCTTGAATGAACTACAGTATAACCAACTGTGTAAACTTGATTTAATTCAAGGTATTTTTGAGCTGTTGTTTTATCATGGTCCCAACCATTGTTTGAATGTTTAAAAACGATTTTGCTTCCTTCTTCTGCGTAGATATTCATTATTTTTCCTCCTTAGATAATTGCCAAACTGCTAACAATGTTATTAATATTCCAACCATCATACCTAAGCCGAATGCTGCGATGAAAACACTTGTATCCATTATTTATCCATCTTTGGCAAGTCGATTTTTTGAATTATATAATCTGAGCCATAATGAATCGTTACAGTGTTCCCTACAGCCATCAATCTGGCTGTTTTGTCGTCTATTACGCCCATTTGATATTTATTACCATCTTTTTCGAAATATGCTTGATTGTTGGATTCAAATTTTCGGTATTGATTCTGCATATCAACAATTTTCACATTTTCCATTGTTTGAAGCTTTTCAGGTTCTCCGCAACCTGCTAATAAAGCTACGGAAAACACACAAGCTATAACTTTTTTGAACATGATAGTTCCTCCTCGATTTCATCAATCATATCAAGCACTATATTATAAGCTGATACTCTTGATTCCCAATACCCAAGGTCGTAACCTGCCATAAATTGCTCATTGTCCTTGTGAATCCGTCGTAAATCGGAAAAATCAGAAGCACGTTGATTTGCATGTCTAAGTCTCCCACGGACAGCTCTTTCTAAATCTTTCATAACATCCTCCTAGTAAAATTCACATTTTATTCGGCTAAACCGTGCGTTTCCTTTAAAGCCTGATACAATTTTTCGATTAACTCTACAGGAACATATCCGTAGACACCGCCAGCGTCGTATTCTTCGAACTCATCTGCTAGTGGAGAATCAGGAAGCGCTTCTCGAACATTGATGAAACCGTTTATCATTAAAGCAATTTCCATTCTTGAGTATTCGCTTAATTCAAGCGTTTCTCGAGGTGTGCAATAATGACCGTAGCTTGCTTGAACACTTAACACAATACCATTGTTAAATACTAAACCTTTTAACATTCTGTAATGGGTCATTCCTCTAAGCTCAGGTTTTGTTAAAATTTGAAATTTCATTTTTAAGCTGTCTTCCGTTTGATGAAGCTTTGTTAAAAATTCCATTTGTTACAACCTTCTTTCATTTAATGTTTGTTACAACGTTATTGTATTGAAAGCGTTTGGTTTGTAAGACAGCGTTTTATTTTAATTTTTGAAGTTTTCTTTCGCTCCATTTCATTGCCCAGTACAATTCTTCAGGAACGAGAATTTCCTTGAAAAATAGCTTTAAAAACGGTGAATCTAATTCTCGTTTGCCATGATGTGTTTGCACGTACCAATCGCTGTTTTCTAACATTTGTTTGATAATTTCGCTCATACTTACTGGTTTATTCATAATATTTCCCCTTTTCTTATTGAATATAGATATTCAATTTCGTATACCCCAATTGCTTCAATAGAATCTTCTCGTTGAACGAGCTCAAAGAATTGAAGCTTCCAAGTTGGGTTGCAATCAATAACCCTTTTTAACGCTTTTGTTAAATCGTACATATTTTTTTCTTCGAAATAATGTACCGTTTGTTTCATGTTTTCAACTCCTTGTGGTTGATAATAGTATTGTATTGACGAAAACCATTTTGTAAGACGTGGCGAGAAAAAAGAAAATAAAAAACCCGTGACTTTCGCCACGGATTAGTTGTTACAGTTTGCCAATATCTTCTAAAAGCTCGTTAATTAAACCAGGATTAATACCGACCACACGAGCATATTCAGTACCATCTTCATTGAAAGCCACGAGTGTAGGTGTAGACATTACACCGAATTCCTCTTCTACACGTTTTAGTTCTGCATCGTCAGCAATTAAAATGCTTTCGTCTACTTCGACTTCCATTTGTTTTAACATCATTTCTAAAATGTTGCATGGATTACATGTTGTTTGCGTAAATTTCACTAGTTTTTTCATAATTAAAATTCCTCCACGATAGTAAATTTGAAATCATTGTCTGTTAAATGTGTTACTTGGTTCTTCTGGTAGCCATTTCCTTTTACCGAGAAGAAATCATGTGTTTTCGTGTCAACGTTTAAACCATTGAGAACGATAGCATTAATTTTTTCATGCTCGAATTTTTCTTCGAGACCAAGGTTGATTAAAGCTTTGTTTGCATTATAATATACAAATTGTTTAACGTCATGGCTTAATCCTTCTTCAGCATAAATTTCTGAAGTATAAGCTAATTCGTTTTCCATCAAATCATCTAAAAGCTCATAAGCTTTTTGTTCGGCTTCTTTTTGTTCCTCAAGCGTAAATTCTTCAAACAGCTCTTGAGCTAATAATCCAACATACACGCCATGGATACTTTCATCACGAATAATCAATGCAATGATTTCACCTGAAGCAACCATTTTTCCTTGACCAGCTAAATACAACGGATAGAAGAAACCGCTATAGAATAAGAAGCTTTCTAAGAATACTGAAGCTACCATTGCATGATAAAGGTCTTTTTTCGTTTTGACGTTGCTGTAAATTTCAACAATACGTCGTGCTTTGTATTGTAAGAATTTATTGCTTTCAACCCAGTCAAACACATCATCAATTTCAGCTTTTTCTAACAGGGTTGTAAAGATGTTACTATAACTTTCAGCATGAACGCCTTCCATCATACCCATGAAGCGCAATAGCGTTTTACGTTGTAAACCTTGTACAAAATCGGCAATTGTTGGCATACCTTCATTACCTTGCTCCGTATCAAGCAATGTCAATCCGCCAAGAACTCGTTTATATATTTTTTGCTGGCTAGGAGTTAACAGCTTCCAGGATGCAATATCCTTGGAAACTGGTATCTCTTCAGCAAACCATAATTGACGCTTGTTTTGTTTGTAATACATTTGTGTGAATGAATCTTCTTCTCTATTCCAGTTAACAGCTTTTCTAATCATATATGGTTTCCTCCTAAATTAAACTGCACAGCTTTCACATTCAGCAACTGTCAATAGCTTAGTACGTGTGTAGTACAAGCTTTTCAGTCCACGTTTGTGAGCATAGATGTAATATCGAGCGATTTCGCTTGTTGTTTCATTACTCTTTACAAATAGCGTACATGAAATTCCTTGGTCGACGTGACGCTGAATCGTAGCAATCATGTCAATCATTTTGAACATATCAATGTCATAAGCTGATTTGTAGTAGTAATAATTCATTGGCGATAAGTATGGCATTGGATAAATTGTTGTGCTATCGCCATAAGTACGAACTTCGATTGGCTCAACAATTGGTAATACAGATGCTGTAGCGTTTTGAATATAGCTGATTGAACCTGTAGGAGCAATTGCCATACGATAAGCATGTGCGATTCCGTCTTTCATAACTTTTTGCTTCAATCGTTTCCAATCTTCAGGAGTTGGAATGTGCATTCCCTCGAATAATTTCTCAACAGTTTTTGTTCTTGGAGCAAACGATTTTGTTACATAATCATCGAAATACACGCCAGAAGCATAATCTGATTTTTCGAAACCTTCAAATACAAAGCTTTCTTCTACAGAAATTTCATGTGATTTTTCTAATGAATAGAAATTCATCATCATAAAGAATGTGTTAGCAAAATCACGAGCTTCAAATGATTCATATTCGATGAAGTTTTTAGCTAAGAATCCGTGTAAATTCATTGCTCCCAGACCAACTGAACGTAAAGCTTTATTTGCATTTGCTACAGTTGGAACTTCGTCAATACTTGTTAATTTAGCTACTGTGTTTAAGCAATCCATTCCAACATGAACAGCTTCACGAATGCTTTTGTTTTCCATAACATTAACAATGTTCAGTGAACCTAAATTACAGCTAATGTCTTTGCCATATTTGTTTTTCTTCCCATTAGCTTCAATCACGATTTCTGATTCTTGCTGTAACTGGAAGATTTCCGAACAAAGGTTAGACATTTTGATTCGTCCGACTTCGCTTAAAGCATGAGCTTTGTTTGCATTATCGACGAACATTAAATATGGATAACCTGATTCGCCTTGAATTTGAGCAATTTTAATTAACATCTTACGAGCATCTTTCTTGTCTTTTCGTACTCGAGGATTGTTAAGTAATTTTTCGTACCATTCGTCCATATCCATATCAGCTAAATGTACGCCATATTCTTTAAATACTGTGTACGGATAGAATACATAATACGGTTGGTCATTTTCAGCTAATTCCATGAACTTGCTTGGAATCGTAATTGCAATTGACAACGTTTTTAAACGGATATTGTCGTCAGCATTGATTTTCTTTGAATCAAGGAAGACATCTACGTCAGGATGGAAAATGTTCAGGTAAGCTGCTAACGAACCATTACGTTGTCCAAGCTGATTAAAGTGATTAACTGTTTTTTCAAGCAATGAAGCTACGCCCATTACACCACTTGAAGCTCCTTCAATTTCTTTAATCGTCTCACCATTGGCACGTAATTTAGATAAATCCGTTCCAATACCGCCACCCATACGTGACAATTGACCGCTTGAGCTGATTGTGTAGAAGATTCCTTCAGTTGTATCATTTGTATCTAAAAGGAAGCATGATACTAATTTACCGCTTCGGCTTAATCCAGCATTTAAGAAAGTTGGCGTCGCTGGTTGATAATCTTGATTAATCAGTGTTTTACAAATACGTTTAGCTTTTGAGAAATCACCTTTACCTAAGAATAAAGCATTGATGGCAACTCGGTCCTCATAGCGTTCTAAATAACGTGATTTGTCATTTGTTTTTAAAGCATAGTTTGTGTAGAATTTAAATGCGCTCATGAAACTTTGGAAACGGAATTTCTTCTCATATGCAATTTTGAACACACGTTTCACTTGCTCAAATTCATATTGTTTGAAAAGCGCTTTATCGTAGAAATCTTCTCGAATAAGATAATTAAGCTTCTCTCTCAGTGTGTGGAAAAATTGCGTGTTTTTGTTTACATGATTAATGAAGTAATCACGTACTGCTGCTTTATCTTTTGAGATGTCAAAAGCTCCATTTTCGCCCATAACCTCGTTGTTTAATTTAATGTAATCCATAAAAATCATTCAGCACCTTTCTTAATTGTTCGATTTCGTCTTTCATGCCACTTAATTCATATTGATAAAGTAAAGGCACGTTGTATTTCTCGCTTATCAACTTACCAGATTTAGCAAATTTCATTCCCCAATTTTTATTACCACTGGAAATGACAGCAATCATATTCTCATGATGATTTGTTAAGAAATCATTTACCTCATCTGGAATTTCACCAAAGCCATATGTTGGTGTGATTAAAATATATTTGCCCTTCCCATCATAATTAGTAATATCAATTGAAGGAATGTCCATGCCAAGTTTTTTCAACATACGTTTCGTGTTGTTGGTTCTTGTGTAGTAAACTAACATTTTCAATTCCTTCTTTCACTGTTTCTCATTACTTAACTATTATATTGAGAAACTAGCGATTGTAAGGATTACTTTTTAGCTTTTTTAGCTTTTTTTCGAGCTAAACGATTTTTCTTTAGCTGTGATAGTTCAATCCAGCCACCGTCAATTTTCGAATATGAAATCAACAACAATTCAATAGGATACTGCATACAATACAATTTCCTTTTGATTTTAAAATCAGTTGTTTCCATACCTTTTATGTCAATGAGCTTCATTGAACCATCAGCATATACTACAAGGAAATCCGCCACATAATCATTTTTGCGGTGCTTCATTCCCCAAGGGTCTGTGAAGCTAGGAATGACGTTGAAGGCTGGTTGCAACGCAAACGATACAACCAATCCTTTGTCCATCAAATCAAGCAAATATTCGTAATAACGAGCTTCTATTTTGCTATCAAACTTCAAATTGTCTACAGAAGTTGCGATAGCACCAAATTTAGATTTAACCATTAATAACCACATCTTTCACATTCGCTATTTTCCACGACATAACCAAGCAATCTCATGTGTGCTAATGTTTTATCGTGATTAACAACAAACTCATCTACATGCTTATAGAAATCTAAGAAATCTTGAGCATCAGATTCAATACGTCTTTCAATTTCTGCTGCATTTTTTTCACCGTCACGGGCATAAGCTCGTTCACGTCTTAATGATTCTGAAGCATGAATGTATACTATTTTAACTTTGTCACCAAAGCGTTCTTTCATTTCAAGCGCTCCTGAAGCTTCTAATACAACAATAGTGTTTTCATGACCTTCAAAATCTGCAACATTCACACCATAAATCCATTTGCCGAAAGCTGTGTTAAATTCATTTCGTGCTATTAAATCAAGTTCATTGATTTCCTTTTCGCTAACGAAATTATAATCAATACCATCGACTTCCCCTTCACGAGGAGGTCGAGTAGTATAATTGACTTGGCGTTTAAATCCTGTCATTTCTTCCATTTCTTTCGCCATTGTTGTTTTACCGCTTGAAGTTTGACCTGTTAAAACAAATATCATTTAGCTACCCCCAGTAATAAATCTTCGTAATCTCTTAAGTACATCCATTTGTACCCGCCATATTTTTTGTATCGAGGTCTATTTGGGCTACAACATTGTGTAATACCTGCTTTTGCACATTTAGCTGCTTTAGACGCTGCGCTAACCGTTGGGAATGTTTCCATGTATGTTCCATCTAAAGAAAATTGAACAACAGGAGTAGGATGATTTCTGCCAAGTGGCGTTACTCGTTTCAAATAAGCTTTTTTATTGTTTTCAGATTGTGTTACCCATCGTAAATTTTTGTAATGGTTATTCACTCTGTCCTCGTCGATATGGTCAACAACCATTCCTTCAGGACGTTTTCCATGAAACGCTTCACATACTGCAACATGCACAGCGAAATAAGCTTTTTCATAAGTGAATGCGAAATAATCATTGCTTGAATGGAAGAATTTTGGCTCTTCCCAAACACCTTCATTACATACTAACGTGTTACCAAAACTGCTAACTTTTACTTTGCCTTCCCAGCCTGCTACGTCTTTCCATACTTCTGTTTCCATTATAATTCCTCCTAGTTAATTGAATATTAATTTTCAAAAATGTTGTTATTAAAGAATGCTCATTACAATTTGTGACCAGCTTTCTAATCGGTCATAAGTTTCTTGCTCTTTTAATTCATCAATCGTTTTCCATGAACCAGCTAATTCTTCTTTTTCACGAACTTCGATTACAGTATCTTCAGACACATCAATCATTGCTAACACACCAAGATGAACTTTGCTTACATCTTCAGAATCGTCATTGATTAAACCAAGAACTTTTACATCAACGTCAGGATTGTTTGTGTCGAATTTTAATTCTTCCGTTAACTCACGATATAAATTAATTGCTAAAGCATCTGAGAAATCGTCACTATCAACCATGTTCATGTGACCACCAACGCCAATTGAAAGCTTATTATGCAAACGTCCTTCTCCGCCACCGTTTAAGCGTTCGTATACAAACAATTCTTTGCCACGACGAATAACAGCATATGGGATTGGTTGTAAGAAATCTAAATTGATTTCAGCATTGTTTTCTTTTGATGTATCATCTTTAGCATTACCTCTACGCATTTCGATAATGTTTGCTGCCATGTTACCAAGAATTACGCCCGCTTTTTGTAAATCAGTTAATACGCCTTGGAATGTCAAAGTTTCCTTTGCGAATACAGCTTCTCTGTTTGCTACTAAAATGATTTCTTCCCATTTTTTGTTTGTCATTTCAATTTCCCCTTTTTCTTTTTTGATTTAGTTGATTGGTAAGCTACCATTGATTCAATGATAGCTCCAATCACATCTAGAATAATTTCAACTAAAATCTGCATTTTATCGCTGGTCCAAAGCTTTGTATTCACGGAATAAGTTTAACATAACTCCGTCATGTTGAGCCAAAGCTGCGAACAATGAAGCTCTGTCCATTTGACGAACACGTTTTTCCATTTTCTCAGCAATTTCACGTTTTTGTGCTGCAACTTTTTCACGAGCTTCATGGTCAGATAAATCAACTTTTTGAATAACCCATTTCATTTTGCCAACAATTTCTTGTGGAATAACCGTGATATAACCATCAACTTCAGCTAAACTGATACCATTTACCGTGTGTACAACAACCTGGTCACCTTTACGTAAATCTGGAATGCTAGTTAAGAAGAAATAGCTTCTGTATGGTGTGTCCTGAAATTTTACGCTCACATAATATTTTCTCATTTTAATTTCCTCCAATTGATTTGATTTGATTTGATTTTTTTATAATGTTGATAAAAGTGCTTCAGCTTCAAACAACTGCTCTTTTAGCGTGTCGATTGTTTTTGCTAACTTTTGACGCTCTTTTTCTTTAAATAGTGATGTGCGCTCACGGTCTTCATGTTGACGTAAATCTACTTTTTGAACAACAAATTTAGCAACGTTGAATCCTACAGTTTTAATATCAACATATCCCACAACTCGAGCTAAACGGTAACCAATAGCTGTATCAACAACAACTAAATCATTTTCTTTTAGTTTTTTCATGTTTGTTAAAAACGTATAATATTTATATGGTGTCTCCTCGAATACTACCTGTACGCATTTGATATTTTCATTCATTTTAATTTCCTCCTAAGTTTTAATTACATATTTGCAAAAATTCCGATTAATAAAGAGATTACAACATAAAGCAAGCTTTCGGTTTTTTTATCATCATCTTGTCGTATGGAGCTGACAAAGAATAAAATCGCAAACGCTATAGTTACAAATACAACGATGGTTTTAATCAAGCCCACTTGTATTCTTCTCCTTCCTTATAGACATAAACGTTTTTAAATCCTTCTTCACGTTGAGGAGCTCTCATTATGCGATTCATATTGTGCATCATTTCTTTCGGCACAGGAACTTCACGTGCTGCATTTCTTAACACACATGTTTCATATGAAGTTTTCATGTAAATAGCAATGATATCTGCTCCGTATTTTTTACCAACTTCAATGATTGGTAAACGTGAACCTTCATTTAAATGAGTAGCATCTGCAACAACAGATTCTCCGTTGATTAATGACGCTTCAATGAAATTAACAAACATTTTCTTAGTTAATTTTTGCTCGTTGTTTGTATATCCAAGGCTGAACATTTCATGAATAAAATCTCGATTTACATACGCCATATCATTATCTTCAGCAAGTTGTAAACCTTTTGTTGATTTGCCAGACGCTGGAATACCGCACATTAAAATAATTTGTTTTCGTTTCATTTTCTTTCCCCATTTCGTTTTGTTGTTGTTTACATGTCTATTGTATTGACGAAATTTGATTTGTAAGACAGCGAAAGAAAAAAGTTTTTATTTTGTTTTTGAAAATTAATATTCAATGTTCGTTTGTCGTTACTTCATTATTATATTGACGTAATTCCAGCTGTAAGGAAAGCATAAAAAAACACGAGCTTTAAGCTCGTGCATCAATAGTATTTGCTATATAGTGCATAAATTCTCTAACATTCATTGGTATATTCATGTATCTTAAGAATTTTATTACGGTTTTGTTTTGATACATTCCGTTGTAATACACTCGTTGTGTTATGTATTTAGCTTGCGTGAAGCTGTACATAAATTTCACTTCTAATATACTACCTCGTCTTTTAATGGTTGCAAAATAATAAACATTCTGGGTGCGTTGCTCACGAGTTCCTTCAATTGTTAAATCGCTCATTTGCTTGCCTCCAATCATTATTTGATTAATTAAATCATAACATACGTTGACAGATATATCAATATTTTTGTAAATAAAAAACAGAGGAAAAATCCCCTGTTTAGATGATGAAATCTTGTAAGCGCTCGTTGAGCTTTTTGTTTAAAGCAATTTCTGTTTCTGCTTTTTCGATGATTTGTTGTGAACGTTTTAGCTTTTGTTCTTGACTTGCAATCATTCGTTTCAATTCAGCTTGTTCTTCTGCTTCTTTTAATTTTTGACGCTCAACAAGTTTATTGTATTCTTCAATGTTCTGAAGAACATCTTCACTCATATCTTTAAATTGAGCAAACACGCCAGAAATTTCATCACGTAAAAACTCGACTTGTCCATCTCCATCTAAATCAAGAAATCTTTTCTTTCCAAACAATCTCAAGAATAATGCGTATAATTTTTTCATTTTAATTCCTCCATTTGTTTGATTTACTATACTATTGTATTGAATTAATCAGATTTGTAAGGTATAAAAAAAAGAAAGCATTAAGCTTTCTTTTTAGTAAATTGCAAGTCGAATTCTTGGCCATTATAACCATTAACCTTGATTGTTGTATGATTATATGGAGCTGTTTTGTTGTATGTTCTCAAAACAAATTCCTCTCCACGTCTGAAGCCAGTTAATACAAGCTTTGTGCCACGATTGAACCAAGATTCGTCTAATACATTCTTTGTTTTCCCATCAACTTCTACAACTTTTTTATCATAGTTGATAAAAGCTCCTTTGTTGTAACGTACAGTAACCACGCCAGTTTGCGTTAAAACGGACACAAGACCTTTTGTCTTGTTTTTATCCACAACCACGCCAGCAATAACGCTTGTTTGGAATTTAGGCCATTGACGACCTTTCCAATTGTTATATCCTGTTACAACTGGGTCTTCTGGCAATTGCTCAAAATCAGCAATTTCAAATAATCGGTCTAATGGGTAATAATCAAGCTCATGATAATTGCTGTAGAATACCAGCGTTTCCATTTCCCATTGCTCAACGCTTCCCATGCAATATTTCTTCCAAAATTCACGCATTAATTCACGATTAAATTCTGCTAAAGCTTCAGGAGCTGTAACCCATTCTTTTAATCGTTCGATTGATTTCTTGTAGAATTTATCAAATGATTTTTGGTCGATTGTTAATTTATCGCCAACAAATTCATATTCAACTTGCTTTAAGAATCCGCCAGAAAGAATTTCTTTCTCCAGCTCTTTTGTCATTGGAACTTTGTTTCTGCCAAATAATTTATTACGCATTTCATATAAACGCATTTCTTCAGCATACGTTTCGGGGACAGCGTGAACAAGCTTTGGTAGTTGTACCATCGTAATTTTCTCACGTGCTGGTACCAATTTACGAACAAGCTCAACCATTAAATTCCTACGGTCTTGAGGTTTTGTTACGCCACAAATACGGTCAAAACAACCCGCTTTAAGTAATGTTACTGTTTTTGCATCCGAAACAAGCTTTGTGTGTACCATACGTTCAATGAAATCATCTAAAGATGTAAACGGACGGTTTTCTAAAATAGCTTGAATCGCATTGTTTCCTAAACCTGAAATTGGTTTTAATCCAAACATAACTTTATCTTCTGCTTCAATTGGTGTAAATTCAAGTTTAGCTGTGTTGATGTCAGGATTGATTACTACACCTTTCATTTCACCAACGGCTTTCGCTACAGCGCCATAGTCGGTAGTTGTTCCTTCATCACCAACAACACCAGCATTAACTGATAAACAAGCTGTTTTCCACCAGATGATTCCGTAACGGTATGCCATGTTCATTTCTTGCATTAAAATCATTGAGTATGGAGCTGTATGGTTTTTACTAAATGAATAACCGAATGATGGCTTGAATAAATATTCCCAAACATAATCGAGCAATTCAATTCTTGCGTTCGGATTGTTACCGTAGAACATTTCACGACATTCCTCGATAATTGCTGGGCTTTTCTTAGCAATACCTTTACGCAATTTATTTGCTTGCACTAATGAAAAGTTTGAAATGATTGGGTCCATAGAAATTTCCATCATTACTTCCTGTGTATCACAAATGCCATATGTTGAAAGCAAATGATTTTTAAGAACTTCCATTTCATCTTCTGTTATGTTGTTTTGTTGCATTTCTTTAAACCATTCGCCTAAATCGAATTTGAAACGAGCATACTTATCTAACGGTGATTCACCATGGTCAGCTGCAAGTCGCATCAACGAGTTGGCTGTTGCAATCTCAAAGAAGTTGTTTGGTTTGATTTTTGTTAAAGCTTGTTTACCTACGTTTGTCTCGAACTGGAAAGCATTGATAACGTCGCCTTGATACAACAATTTAAACATTTCAGGGTTTTCAAGTTCCATAACGTCAGGATGTAAATATTTATTATATGTTGCACGTAAAGAACCTTGCCATTCCGCTTTGCCATGTTCAATCAGTAAATCTAAACATTTGCGAATACGGTCAAGAGCATTGATTGTTAAAGCATCGAGCTTTAATCCACCCATTGCATCTGAATCTTTCATGTTAAATTGTGTTACAGGATAACCTTTAGTTGTTTTCATCATGGCATTTTGTTCTACATAGCCATTTGGGAAAACGTAAATACCAGAAGCATGTTGTGAACGTCCTGAAACAAGACCTTCAATACCTTCAATTGTTTCTCTAAGACCTTCATATTTTTCAACTTCGTCAATAAACGCTTTTACAGGTTTACGTCCTTTTTCTTCATTTCCGTACCATACATCTTTGAATGGCCATAATTGACCACGTTCAGCTGGGATTAAACTTGCAATACCTTGAGCTAAATCATTATCAATGTCTAAACCACGACACGCTGACAATACAGCTGATTTTGTTTTTTCAGTTGTGAACGTACAAATATTCAATACGTTTTCATCACCGTATTTTTCCTTAATAAGCTCAAGAATTTTTTGACGTTGAGCACCTTCGGTGTCAATATCAATATCAGGAAGCTCAGGACGTTCTTTTGAAATATGACGCCAATGTGGCAAGTTGTATTTAATCGGATTCATTTGTACAATGTCCATTAAATAACATGTATAAAAACCTGAAGATGAACCACGAGAAACACCAACAAGCGAAACCGTCCACATAATATCAATAATATCTTCTACAAGGATATAATAAGCTGATAATGGTTGATTTAGATTAATACTGATTTCCCAAAGTTCTTCAATTTCCGTATTGATACGAGCAATATTTTCTTCATTAAATTCTTGCTTTTTATTAATGAACCCTTGTTCAACTAAGTATAAGAAATATCTGTCCTCAATACTATTGCTATTTGCATATCGACGGATAAAATCGTATTTATCATACCACATATGGAAAATGTTTGATAATTCAAACTCAGGAATTTTAACTTTGGGAATTTGTGTTTCCATTTTTAAATCGTATTCTTCAATCTTGCTACGAATTTCCAAAGTGTTATACATAAGTTCATCGAATTCTTCATCTGTGAAATAAGGGAAATAATCACGAGCTTCATCATATCCCATTAAATATGTTGTTGAATAGAACTCAGCAACTTCACGTTCGCCATCATTCGATTTTAAATAAATTTCATGAACTTTTGCTTGGTCTTTATTTAAATAATGAGCATCAGTTGTTAAAATTGGTTTCAAACCGTATGCCTTTGCAATTTTCTTTGCCATTTTGTTGTAAATGATTTGCTCTTCAGATATTTCTGAAGGTTGTAATTCAACATATAAATCATCTCCGAAAATGCTTATCAACCATGTTAATAATTGATGAATACGAGCTTTCGCTTCTTGATTCCCTGTTGCATATGCAACAACATTTCGTGAAAATTCAGACCCCAAACAAGCTGTTGAAGCAATTACATGTCCTTTATATTGACGTAAAACTTGTTCAAAATCATCTTTATATGTTGGAACACGTTCCATACCTCGGAAGAAGAATGAATTATTCCAAGCTCGAGAAGTTAATTCCTTCAGGGCTTGATAACCGTGCTTGTCTTTTGCTAATAACAAGAAATGATAAAACGTAATTCTATCATTGTTTTCTTTTTTTGTCAATGTGTCTTCACGGTCAACCAAATAAATTTCATTTCCAAGAGCTAAGCGAAATTCTTCAGGTAGTTTTCCTGTTGCTTTTTGTTTTTGCACATAATCAATTGCTTCAACGTGTGCCGATAAACATTCATGGTCAGTAATTGCAATACCAGATAAACCAATTTCATGAGCATAATCAATCATTTTATCTACTTTGTTTATGGCGTCTTTTAAACGAAAATTTGATTTTTCCGTGTGATTATGTGCCATAAACGGATTTCTAAAATTATACATTAAATCATCTCCTTAGTTGTTATACCGATATTGTATTGATAGCATTACATTTGTAAGGAAGCTATTCGACAATATTTATTGAATATAAATATTCAAAAAGAAAAGCTTGCATAAGCAAGCTTTAAAATACTAATTCATCTGCTAATTTTTGTTCTTCTGCTGTTAAACCGTGTTCATTTTCAGTTTTGATTTCTTCTACAATTTCAACTTTTTCGACAATTTCAGGGGTAATCAATTCAGCTACCACTTGTGAATCAATTGCAACAATTGTTTCTTTTGTAGCTTCATCAACTATTTTTTCAATCGTAACTTCTTCATCTGCTCCAGTAGCGGCTTGCACCATCGCTTCTTCAAGCAATGCTGCCTCCTTTTCCGCTTCTTTTTCGGCTTTTTTCTTTGCTTTTTCCTCAGCCGCTTGTGCTGCTTCAATTTCAAATTCTTTCATGTTTTGTTCAGCTAATTCTTCGCTGAAATCATGATTCGTCCAAATCGCATATGCTTTTTCTGTGTCTTGAGTTGATTTAATTAATTCAGCTAACTTACGTGTTTTCGTTTCATCGTAATGACCTTGTTCTTTATAACGTACTTTTCCTGCTCCACCATATACCGCTTTATTTAGATTTACCACACAATCATACATTGCTGATTGGTCTTCGAGTGGTACTTCAGCTAATTTTTCTTCGTTGTACAATACGCTGCCAATCATTTGTGTGTCGAAATTGTTTTTCTCAAATAATTCGTTTAAAACTTTACGTTTGCCAGGCATTTTTGCTGGTGGTACATCAATTACTTCCATGCCCGCTTTTTCAGCAAATGGATTATGTTTACCCATTACCGATAGAATTTCAATATGTTTCATTCCTGTCATTGGCATTGTTTTCTTAACAAGTTCTACAGACAATCCAATACCACGATATTTAGGAAGAACAACAACTCGGCTAATCATTTTGACTTCCTTGTTCATTAATCTTGCACGACCTTTATATCTTGTTGTAAATGTATTTCTGCCACGCAATGCTAAAGGTCCGTATGAATAAACAATTACACCAATTAAATCGCCTTTGTGCTCCATTTTGTAAATCTGATAAGCTGCTCCTAATTGAGCCGTTCGGTAATGGAATTTTGAAAGTTCCTTATAATCCGATGTTTCACCTAAAGAAATTTCAACTTCGCTGTTAATTGAGCATGGTCGAGCTTTATATTCAATTCGTGTAATTTTAGCATCATTACCGAATGATTTTTCAACAAATAATGAAGGGTTTAAATCTTCAAGAATGTCCTCGTGAGTTGTTGCAACAACCAGCACTTTTCCTAATTTACGACAAATCTTTTGGAATCCGTAAGAAACAATTTTAGCTGTTGTGCGGTCTAACAAAGCACAAAACTCATCGACGAACAGATAATCATTTTCCATTTCTAACATTTTTGCTAACACATAACGGCTTTTTTGTCCGTCAGATAATTCACCAAATTTTCTTAAGCAAATGAAAGCATCTGATAATCCGACAAGGGATAGATAATAAAGACCTTCATCAAGCGTTTTGCCAATCGTTTCAATTAATGGTTTATCGTGTTCAATTTTAATGTCTTCCGTTGAAACTCCGCCTGTTAATTTGTATAGTTCTCGCATTAATACCGACTTACCGCCACCGCTGTCGCCCGTGATGTAAACAATGTCTCCTTTGTTTAAATTAACTTCAAAATTATCGTACACAACAAATTCTTTTTCGCCATCAATACCTAAACCAAAAGCATCAGCGACCTGAAGTACACGTTTAGTAACCTCTGTATTAGTTTTAAATGATTTATTAATTGTAAATTTCATGTTCAATACCTCCGTTTGTTTTTATCTTACAAAGGTATTGTATTGAATATATTTGTTACGCAAGGCATGGCGAAATAAAAAAGCAAAAAAAATTGGAAGCGTCACTTGACACTTCCATCTTTGTATATCTTTACAGGCCTATTCATATATGGATTTTTATCTAAATCTAACGATTCACCTTCAATTATGTAATAATCCTTTTTACTTTTAATTCCTTTACATATATACGATTGTGAACCATCGCCTTGGGGTATCACAGCTTTCAACCTACACCGTTCAAGAATGTTTTCCTTGTCTCTTGCCTTATACATATTATATGAATGCGTAATGCCCACCTGTGCTGCCATTATAATCGGAAAAACTAACAGTGCTAAAAATGTTAATACCCTCTTTTGTAATTGTTCTTGTCCCATTGATTCTATTTTATCTTTGTCAATGATATGTTTCATTATGAAATTTTTCAAGCGTGTTTCACCTCCTTTACATTTACTATTATACCATAGCTGGCCAGTAAACACAAGAGGAATTGAATATTAATATTCAAAAAGCGGATTTCTCCGCTTTTATGCTGATTCGTCTTTGTCCTTGTCTGTTTCTTTTTTCTTTGCTTCATTTACCTTTTTGATGGCTTCAATTAAAATTTTCGTCACATCAGGTGTAATAGGGTTTGACATCGAGCGTATTATGTTTAAAAGGAATCTCATAGCGTATTCCATTTCTGTGGCGCTCTTTGCTTTTCGTTTTGGTCTTTCTGCTTTTGCTGTTTCCCCTGTTTTCACACCAATTTTAATGTTGTGACGTTTGGTAGGAATTGGTTCTTTGCCAGTGTCAAGGTTTGCATTCATTTCAGACCTGTGAATGATTGAACCATCTTCTGCTTGAACCTTTGTAAATATGCTGTTGATTTCTTCTTTGCCTTTTTCTTCTTGTCTCTTTCCGTACCACGCTGCTATTTTCAACATAATCATTGCTGAAGCTATGTTAGCAAAAAATGTTGCTATGAGCGTCACGGCTATTGTTTCCCAAAATCCCATATTTCATCCTCCTATTCTGCTGGTTCTGATGTTGCAATTGCGTAAAATCCAAAACCGACGACAAACAATATTAAACCGCCAATGAAAAAACCAAATGCTTGTTGAAGCATCATTAATCACCTCCTTTAAAATAATCTTGTTTTGTTTTTTTCGATTGTCAAATCAGCCATTGTATTAATCATATCGAAATATTCCTGCAACCCTGTTTCATTGAACAAATCATGTAAATTTTTAATGATGTCATATTCTTCTTTGGAAATCACAAGGTATTTTTCATCGGTAACGTCAACATCAATTTGACAGCCATTAATTTCGTCGTGTCCAACGCAATTTGGGTCAATGTATTGAATCCAACCACGTTCACCTTTTTCATTTTGAATTGTATAAATTTTGTACTTGTCTTTTGTCACTTTTCGTTCACTCCTTATTAGTTTGTATATTAATAATAACATACGTTGTCAGATTGGTCAACTGTTTTGAATATTAATTTTCAATAAAGGATAAAAAAATAACGGTGCCCATTGGACACCGTAACAAAAGAAAGAGGTTTATGTTGATTTCATTCTATAATTAATCAATTCAAATGTCAACTAGAAAACAATATTTTCTATTGTAATTTCTTCTGCAAAAGCTTCTTCATTTGAAAATTCAACTGCTTCTAAAACCACTTGAGTGGCTTCTCTTCCCAGCCAATTGTTGATTGTCGGACGACCTATGAAATCTAATCTCAGCTGAGGAGCAAACCCAGCTGTGAATTTGTCGGCTGTTTCTTGAGAAGCTCCGTACATGACAAATTCTACATCGTCAACATAAAACGTCAGCATCGAACCTTTTTGTTTAATGTTTTTCTTTTCAACATCAATTCCGACGTATGCAAACAATGAATCATGAACTTTGCCACCGAAAATAAATTTGTTTCTGTCGAGCTCATGAATGATTTCTTTATCAACTACGCCACGAGAAACATAATCGACCTCGTGAATAAATTCTCGAGCTTCAACTTTCTTTCGGAATGTTTTAAATAAATCAAATTTTTCTTTATCAATTTCAATACCGAAAGCTTGGTCATGACCTTGTGCAAATTCTACAAGACCTGTATCTTGGCACCAATCTTTAAAGCTGTCCATTGTTGGGTCATATCCACGACCTGAACCAGAAAATTTGCCATCTCGTTCACGCAAAATCAATACTGGTTTTTGAAGCTTGTTAACCATTTTTGTTGCAATTAACCCTGTTAATGAAGCATGATTATCGTTAATTTTGCCAACACCAATTGCAATTCCGCCATCGCTGACGATATCTTCTTCAATTTGAGCTACTGCTTTCTTAACAGCTGTATCTTGACGAGTTTTACATTTAATAGCTATATCAACTGCCATTTGCTGTAAATTAAGGTTGACTTGGATTTTGTCAAATTTCTTTGTTTCTTTATTCTTTTTACGCTTTTCAACGGTGAAAATTTCTGGGTTAATATCGTTTAAAGCTCGGAATAAAATTTCTTTTTCTTCCATTGAGCCAATACGAATTACAGCGTTTATCATCGGAATAACAGAAAATGACAAATCTTTAGGAACAGGTTGGAAAATGTCTTTGATTTTTAAAGCTTCTTTGATGAACTTGTTTTCCATATTTTTGATTCCATCAAATACTAAATTACGAACTTCATTTTCAGAGATGTCTGAAGCATCTGAAATTTGTCCTAAAGCCACTAAATCTTTCAATTTTTCGGTGCGATTTGTGTTTAAAGCTTTATCCATCGCTTGACAGAATTTGTGTACTACGCCAACACCAACTAAATTAGTGTTCACATTTTCGCTAATTTGATTGTTGATGATAATTCCGCTCTCTGGCATTTCTTCAACTAAATGGTGGTCAAGCACAATTACTTCAACGCCCATACCATATAAAATATCAAGTTCTCTGGCATCGTTTGAAGCTGCATCTGGGATGATTATTAACTCATAATTTTTTTCAGAAATTCTTTCCATAATATCTTCGGTCAAACCGTGAGCTTTTTTATCATGAATGATAAAATCAATATTGTAAAGTGGGTCAATTGATTTTAAATATTGATATATATATGAAGCGCTTAAGAATCCGTCAGCATCTGAATCGACCAAAACAGCCATTTTGCTGTACGTCATTAAATGTGCTGCAAGAACTTGTATTCCTTGAACCATATTTTTGAAAGCAAATGGGTTTGTGTCGGAAGAATTATCAGGATTTAAAAACAAATGAATGTTTTCAATACCTCGATTGTTTAAAATTGTTCTAACAATATCTCCGTTGTATTCACCAATTTGTTTGTATTTTAATGTCATATCATTACTCCTTTTCGGTTTCGTCTAAGTTATTGTATTGTTCATTTTTATGCTGTAAGGATTATATTATCATTTTCTTTGTTTCCCAAAGTTGTTCGAAAACTTCTTTCCCTTTATCGGTTGGCGACATTTTTTCACCAAGCAAATCTAATTCGTCCCAAAGAACAGAAACATTAAACATTGCTTTAAGCTTTGAAACGAATGTTGAACCAATTTTTTTACGGTAAAAAGCATCTTCTTCGCTTCCAACTTCGGTGAACTCTTTATCAGGAGCTATGATTACATGTTCGACATCTAAGCTTTTAATAATGTCAACTTGAGCTTGAGACAATGCGCTACCACTTACACATGCTCCGATTGACATTTCTGGCCATATCGTATCTAATTGCATAACAGATTTTTCAGCTTCGAACAGGATAATCGTTTTATATTTTTCAATGTGTTCACGGTTAAAATTCAAACCATACAATACAGCCCCTGTAGGGTGTCTTAAAATGTCACCTTTGTGACGGACGGGAAAATATTTCATGCCCGCTGAAACCATTTCTTCGTCCATATTTCTGGCACGTACACCAATAAGATTTCCTTCCAAATCATAATGTGGTATAACAATTTGATTATTCGCTATTGAAAATCGAATATTATACTTTGCCATCGAACGAGCTGAAATCCCCTCATCAACCCAAGCTTTATGATATAATTCATGATAACTTCGTAAAAGGTTTTTATTTAGTTTGCGTAATTCGTATGTTTCTTGTTTTGATTCAAACGCATTGAAAAATGAACTGTCTACAGCATTTGAATAATTGTACAACCCTGTATATGAGATACCAAATTTCATGCACACAAAACGAAATGCTTCAGTGAAATCTAATCCCATCGTTTTTTCAACCAATGAGAATATATCATAACTGCAAGAACAGCCAGAATAACAATGAAACAGTTTATTTGCTGGATAATACAATAATTTGTGAGAATCCCCATGGTGGCAAACACTCAATGAATAAACTACGTTACCACGTTGATAAGGAGAACCCCCTAGGTCATTCAGCAAATCAATTACATTTTGGGTTGTTAAAATATCTTTGACCTCGTTGGCATTCATCTTTATTCCTCCTTCAGTAACTATTGTATTGAATATGTTTTAAATGTAAGGAAAAAAGATAGCCTAAGCTATCTTTCCACGTCTTAATAATTCTTTTAAAACTAAAGCACAATTTGTATCATCATCTTTAACATCTGTTAATCGAATAAATTCACAATTCAATTCTTCTTCAATCAATCGTTGTCTGCCAAATTGGTCTTCATATGAATAACCAGCATGGTCATTTTCATCATATTCAATGGCTATTCCAATTTGTGGCAAATATAAATCAACCCTTTTCCCAAGCACATTATGCTGTCGAGAAAATTCATTTATACCAAACACTGTTAATTGCTTTTCTATTTTATCTAAAAATTCAACTTCTTTTCTATTGGAATCAACTATCAATGTTTTCAAATTAAACATGTTTGATACCATTATCACTTCTTCAGAAGTTAACCTCATTTTAGCAAACAATATTTCCATTCCTTGATTCTTAAAAGACACTTTATCATAAAAATTCCCACGATGATTGTATTGTTCCTTAATGAAATTTTTATGAAAAATATCATCTGCTATTTCTTCTTCAATTTTCCTAATGATTCTCATAATTTCTGAATGTCTTTTGTTAAATAATTTTGCTATATAAACACTATCCATTTTATCACCCTCCGAACATTTTTTATTATTGTATTGAAAACACCATAAATGTAAGGAAGCTCGTAAAATATTTATTTTACTATAAAAAAGGGAGCCAGAAACCGCATGGCTTCAAGCTCCATTTTCATTAGAAATCGACAACAATGTCTTCTTGATGTTGTTTCTCGAAAGCTACCGTTTCTTCCGTCATTTCTACCTCAATCGGCACAATATCCGTAATTAAGTTGAAATCTGTATCTGTCATGAAGCACAATTCTTCACGCATAGTTCCTAAATCCATTCGTGTCCAAATAATAACAGCTGTACGACCTGAACGGTTTTTGTAAACCCAATGTGAGAAGTTTGGCTGTTTATATTGTTTGTGTTTTAGGATATGGTCAAGGTTTTCATGGTCCTTCGCTGTTGCACGGAATGACATTAAACCGTGGTCAACTTTATCTGCTGTAGCTGAACCGCCTCGTAGTGATTGTGTATCACGGTTTTCTACGTCTTTAGAATTACGGTTTAACTGTGTGGACGAGATAATATAAATCTGGTATTTATTTGCCAACAGTTTCATGGCACCAGAAAATTGAACTAAGATTTGGTCCTCACGTAACGAATTACCAAAAGCGTTTTGCATTGTACGAGCTAATTTTGCTGTCATTTGAATGTAATCGAATGCCACAAATTCAACATCTTTTTCAATGATGTATTGCTCAATAATACCTTCAATATCAGCAATTGAGAAATCATCTACATACACCGCATAAATCGGAGCTCGTTTTAACACGTTAATTCCGTAGCTTAAACGTGCTAATGTTGCTTGGCTATATTTACCGTTTTTGATTACATCTTCATTGATACCAGTGATATAAGCTAACATTACAGTTTGTAACTCACGTTTTTCAAGCTCGGTAGATATGAATAATGTTGGTTTAACGATACCATTTTTTACCCAAGCTTTTTTCTCATAGCTGTAAATTTCGTCACATGAAATATTACACATATCAGCTAATGATTGACGAGTTTTACCGCCACCTGTAGTTGCTGAACGTAACATAAATTTACCTGGTCGCATACCACGGAAAATGGCATTATAATAACCGTTTGAGAAAGGATAACCAAATTCTGGGTCTTGATTCATTTCATCGAGTAACGAATCTAAATCGTCGCCAGCTGTGAAATTTTTAGAGTTCTTGCTGATACTCCATTTATTTCTAAGAGCTGCCATTTTCAATGAAAAATGTTCGACCATTTCTTCAAGCTTCATTTTTTCGATTCTTTGTCTGCCATCATTGAAGATTTTTAAATCTGTGCTTTCATAATCGAAAATATCCTTAATACTAACTCCTTCAGCTAAATAATTTCGTAGCAATGAATACTTTTTGAGCGAATCATAGTTTAGCTTAAACGTTTCAATGTTCGAATGAGCTATTGATTTTCTCATGTAATCAATACCGTTGTTTTCTTTCCAAATATTGTACAAATCGCCATGTGGAGCCAGGAAGTTATCAATATCAACTTCTGTAATCGTAGCTACTTCATCGCCAGAATATACAATGTTGTTAATTGCGCTAAATACGATTTTGTGAAAATCCTGCACGAAATCTTCTTCGCTTAAATGTACTTCAGGGTCTTTCAAAGCTCGAGGATTAATGCAAATGTTTCCTAATACGGAATAAATATTTCTTGTTGGGTTAAGATATTTTACAATTTCAGCTGTTGTTTTTGATTCCATTTGCCAATTCCTCCAAATTAATTAGTTTTGCTTCTTTGTGATTGTAACGTCTTTTGGGATAATTCATTTTTATTTTTGTTACGCCAACATCCAAAGCTTGTGTTGATGTTGATTTAGCTAATTTGTTCTTGTGATATTCAATCATTTCATCATGAATATAAGGAACAATCCCAATACCTTTGCTTTTTGTAACTTTTTCTTGCTTGACATTAACGAAATATTCTAAAGACAACCTGATATTTTTTGTCGTATATCCTTTGTCCTGCAATCTTTTTACTTGAGTTTTTAATAAATTTCCTTTTTCTCCTAAGCTAGGGATTTCAAATATGCGACAAATTGTTGCTTCCAGCATTTGTTTTTGTCTGTTTTCTTCCATTTCCTTATCAAAACACGGTTTGCAAAATCTTTTTGATTTATTTCTTGGAGAATCTATCAAATCTATAGCTCGATGTTTTTTGTTTAACAATTTACATTCTACGCCATGACACATTAATAACCTGTTTTGAACTGGTGCTTTTTTCACCATAACATTCACCTCCGCTATTACTTTATTATTATATTGAACAAATTTAAGCTGACAGGATGCCAAAAAAAATAAGAGCGAATTTTCGCTCTTACATTATTTTTTTCCCTGCATATTTGATTCCAGCTGTGCAACAACTTGATTGATAATTTCCGCTCACTAGCGCATTTGAACGTCTAAATTTTAAAGCTACAACGTTATCACATTTTTCACATACATACACACAACGCTCCATTTTTGGCCTTTTTGTATACGTACTACACCCACCGTGCTTGCGTAGTTCGTTTTCGAAATATTCTTCTCCGTCCAAGTATGGTTTGTCAAGCTCAAACAATGCGTAATGTATTAGCTCGTGTATCAATGTTGAACATATGTCTTGTTTAGATGCGTTCGTTGTCATGTTTTTATTTAATTCAATTCGGAGCGATTTCTTTTCTCCTGCTCGTCTGGCAAACCTGCCAAGAATTTTTCCTATCCGTCCATTAATAACAATCGGAATACTCAGCTCAAGATTATAATGCTTTTCAACGAAATCAGCTGCGACCTTCGTTAAAAACCTAATATCACGCCAATATCTTTCATCGTATTCTAAGCTTGTATAATATTCAACTGCGTTCATATTAACATCTCCCTCTTGTTTTGTTAATACAATCATAACATATTTGTATACCAATGTAAACAGATAAAAATAAAAAGACGAGAATTAATCCTCGTCTTCTCCAGCATATTTATCTTCCAGCATATCGTAAATGTAAACAGCATCATATCCTTGATTTTCACGATAACATTTTTCAGCATCCTCAATGTTATCAAATTTGCCAATAACATCGCTTAATCCTCCACAAGGATAAAATTGGTCAAATGCGAACACCCAATATCTGTTTTTCATTAGAACGACCACAACACTTCGTCAAAGCTTTTGCCATATTTTTTACAATAATCAGTAATCATAATACGCATTGTTACCACATCATCATGAACAATCATTGTATGCCCGTGATAGAATTCTTTAAGCTTTTTGTATTCCTGCTCCTGTGTTGATTCTGGTTTGCGTTTTGTTTTTAAATAGCGTTTTTTCATTTTAATTCTCCTCCTTGGCGTGTTTAATCATATGAGCTTCTGCGTTCTCGATTTTTTTTCTGAGTTTCTCGTGCTCTTTGAATTCCCAATAGTTTAAATCTAATAATTTCTCATAGAGTTTTATAATCTCATGAACATGCCCTTCTTTATAGTACTTCATTTTATTTCTCCTCTTTAGTATATGCTAAAATTCGGTCATGTTTATCTTTGTATGTGTGTCCATCATATTTAATATCGGGGCTTTCAATGTGCCATGATACTTGACCTGTAGGAAGTTCGATGTAAGCAACAACGCCCCAACGCTCATCCCAGCCTTTTTCAATAATTTCAGTTACAGGTGTGTGAATCACGAAACCAGCTTTATAATCCATTTTACGTGCTAAATGAACAGCATCATAAATCAAATCATTTCGTACATCGTAATGTGTTTGTTTTTTGGTCTCATCACCTTTAAACGTGAAAGATGATGGGTCATTATCCTCAATTTCTAACAATACCAATTTAAGCAAGTTCTTTCTTTCCTCAGGTGTTAAATATACTAATTCATCTTCTTTAATTCCGTACATTTCATTTCCTCCTTTTGTTTACAATGTCATTGTATTGACAGCATTTAAAATGTAAGGTGGCATTTTAAGTTTAATTTTTGAATATTAATATTCAACTTTTTATTAAAAATGAAACGAGGGAAAAATCCCTCGCTCATATTAACCGTGTAAGATTTCACGAATTTCAGCTAACGTTTGGTCACGTAATAGCTCGCCATCTTCAAATACTGTTTCTAATAGGTCAGGCGTTTTAACCGTTTGGTCTTTGAATAATCCGTCAACAAATTTGATTTCTCCGTCTGGACCTTCATGAACATGAACTCGACCACGTTGAGATTTCTTAGTGCCATCATCTGTTTTCGGGTCTTTGAATAGTAAACGTTCTTCTCCATCTACTTGAGCATACGTAGCTTTCATTGCAAATCCAAACGTATCTCGAGTGTTGTATTGATAAGTGAAACTGCCAATTCCGAATACTACGTTTGTGCTTGCGAAACCTTTAGCTTCAAGTTGTGTTACAATATCACGAGCACGTTCTAATGTGATTGAATCACCGTAAATAGCTCCAATGTGAGTATCAAGCAATTTATATCCTTGGTCAGTGATTGTTCCACCGAAAATGTCCCACAGACATTCAATTAAACCTTTACGCTCTAATTCAGTAGCTCCATTTGGGTCACCGCATAGGATTTTTACAGGGTCGCCACTGTCAGGACGAATAACAACTCGACCATCACGTTCCATGATTTCTTTTTTCAGCTTCGGTAGGTATTCGCCAACAACTTTCCAGAAATCCCAAGTATCAGATACTACAGAGAAGAATCCGTTAGCATATACTTCCGTGATTAAATGTTTGAATAAATCAAATTCGTTTGTTTGTCCGTAACTGCACATTACTGAGTGTTCAGTTGCTGGGATTGAAGTACCAACCATTTCTTCTTCAATGTTAGCATTGTAATATTTTTCTAACATCATGATTGAAGGAATTGTGTCAGTTCCTGAGAATGATAATAAATGACCTGCGCCAGAGCTAATTGAAGCTTCAAGTGCACCCATGCCACGCATTGAGAAATCATGACCTTGGAATTCTACACCAGCTGTAGAACCAGTTGTTAAAATTGCGAAATCATTCAACAATTGACGGTATTCGTAGGCAATTGTAGCTGATGTCATTGGTAACCAAAATTCATTTGAAAGCAATGTTTCTAAGTAATTTGTTAACCAGAAGAAATCTTTGTGTGTGTTTTCAATTGTAACGATTGGAGTTTTCATTGGCACACGAGTTCCTTCTTTTAAAGCTTTAATTCTGATTGGTAAATATCCCAAGTTGTGTAAAGCTTCGATGTGTGAAGCGTCAGGATTTTGATTGCCAAGCGTATGTTTAAGCACACGTTTGTATTCTTCAACAACTTCAAACAATGGACGGCTGAAGAAATGTTCATTGAAGTAATCAATAATGTATTTTTTAATAGTTGATTGTACACCGAACACAACCACTTTTTCAGCTTGTGGGAAGTATTTGTTGCTTCTTGGAGTCCAAGTAGAATAAATAAATTCCGTGCTGAATGGATATTGAATCATATGAGAAATCTTGTAAAAATCACAAAGCAATGTTGCTGGGAAAATTGTTTTTCTTTGTGCTGGTACTTTAGCAAAGAAGTTTTCATCTAACCATCGTCTCGACACTTCATGTCTGCTTGGTTCATCGTCGATGAAGTATAAAGTGCCATCTTTATCTTGTTCTAATTCATAAACTTTCCCTTGAGTAAAGTAAGTTCCAATGTTTGTGTTTGCAATGTATTTTGTTATCATTTTAAATTCCTCCTATTATTTAATAATGCTTTCAATATCGTAAACTCGTAACTGTGGTTTGTACTTTGCATTTTCCCAATTAACATGGTCAGTTAACATGCTGTCAGTTGTGAAAATTCTATCCATGCTTGAGAACAAATCACCTTTGAAAATGCTGTTTTCAGCGTGTGCAACTAATAGATGAACATAATCAAATCCAGCTGCGCTCAATGATTCTTCAGCTTTTACAAATGTACCACCGAATGATGATAAATCATCGACAATAATTACTTTTTTACCTTTGCCAACGAAATCACTTTGTAAGCTATATTTTTTAATACGTCCTGTATGGAAATCACGGACTTTGTTGCCAATGATAACATTCTTTGGTCGCATTTTAGCATATCGTTTCGCTGCACCAGCATCTGGGAACATGATATAATCCTCATCATCATTGAAATCAACTTCTTTTTTAACTTGATTAAGAAGGAAGAAATTGATGTATAATGGTTCGCATCGGTCAATTAATGCTGGTGTTACATCTGAATGTGGCTCAATAATTTTAACTTTATTGAATCCCATAGCATTAATCATTTTAGCTACATATTTTAGTGTGAATGGAGAAAAATCTTCGCTTCTGTCCATTCGGCTATATGGCATATACGCAATGTACAAACAAGTATTTATTTTGCCATATCGCTCATCAAGATAGCTTTTTAAGAAATCTAATTTGATTAAATCAGAATCATCCTCATATTTAAATAAAATTTTGTTGAACGTGCCGACTCTGAGCTCATCATGTTCGAATTTTGTTTCACCGTTTGGGAATTGTTCGAATTTAACAACATTGCCATTTAATCTAATCATTTTGTTTTACCTCCAGTAATCATTTTTATTTTTTCTTGCAAACGGAATATTTCATTTTCTAATACCATAACAGCTCCGTCATTTCCTTTTCGTTCGTAATATTGAATAAGCTTACGCTTTGAAAGAATACAACGATTATAGTGGGCGAACCCGAACAATGGCTCGCTTACCATGCTCGGATTACTTCGTTCCAACAAGCTACAGGTCCTATTTCTTTTTCAACGAGCTTACGTGTTTCTTGACCTAAAATGTATGTTTCATAATCTGGTTTGCTTTTTTCGTGCTTTGTTTCTGGATAATCGAAACCAAGGTAGAAAGCATCCATATTGAAATCTTTTGGCAATTTTAACTCTTTAGCAATTCGTTCTATTAACCAACCGTTATTTTTTAAATCACGAGCAACGCTGTAAGAATTTTTGCTATCAACTTTATTTGCATAAAGAGCTGTTAATGCACAACCACAAGTTCCTTCGTTTTCAACGAAACTTGCCCAAATAGGACGGATATTTGTGTTTTTATAAGCTTCAACAACTAATTCTGGTGTAATTTTCATTTCAATTCCTCCAATGTTTTGTTTTTGTTTTACAATTGTATTGTATTGAAAGCACATTTTTTGTAAGGCGAGCGAGAAACTTTTTTATAAATGTTTTTCTACCGTCTTAAATGTAAGTTCACCTTCATCAAGCTTTTGAATCGTCAGCTTGTAATTAACACCGTCAATATTGACCAGCATTTGTTTGTTGTTCTTTGTTGTGTAACCAGTTGAAAAACCTTTGAATTGGTCAAGCTTTTCGGTTAGCTTGTGGATAATATTTAACATTATTCATCGTCTCCTCGAATTTTTTTAATTTCCTTATGAATGTATTCTGGCAACCAATGTGGAGCATATATATAAATCAAATTTGTTGCTGTGTATATGAAAAACCACAGCAACAAAAATGTTAAAATACTGGACAAAACTCTTCATCCTGAGTATCTGTCAGGATACCAAAATCTACTCCTTCAGAATAATAACCATTTGATTCTCCAACCCAGCGCAATGTAACATAACCATTAAGCGTTGCGAATTTGTAAAATGTCCATGTGCTTGTTCCCCAAGAATCTTCTGGACCTTCTTGTGATGTTTTTTCTGCCATTGTTAATGGTTTGCCAATTAAATCATCCAAATCACCAATAACTTCAGCAAGGCTGACACTTTCACAACAATCTTGTTCGTGCCACATTTTGTAAATTTCTCCTTCAGTTGTATGGAAATAAAGGATTTCACCATCAATATTTTCAATTTTTGCTAATGTTTTTCCCATAAGAACTTCAACATCTTTTCTGTCATCCCAACGTACTGTCATAATAATTTCCTCCTTAGTTATACCATTTGCTTCCGTCTTGACGGATTACTTCAACAATAATATCTTTTGATTCAAGAGCTCTAATAACATGATTACCATTTACATAACGGTCTTCCTTGTAACCACGAACATCTGAGCTAGCGATAAAGAACACATCACCTGCTACATGTTTAAAAACCAATCTTGTCCCCATTTTTATTTTCCTCCTTCTTTTTATTCATTTTCATGGTTGCACGGAAAGTTCCTGCAAAGAAACCAAGATGATAAACTAAAAATGCTAAAATGAAATCCGACCAAAATTCTGACATATTATTTACCTCCTACGATGATTCCCATTTCCATTAAGACATAAAGCAATACGCTCATTCCTAAGAAAAATGGAATTACTTTGAAAAACATTGAGCTTTGAAAATTGTCAGTCTTTGTAACCAGCGCCATCATTATATTGAAAACAGCACCTGCTAACACAATCCAAATCATTTATAATCCTCCTTGTGTATTTGTTTTTAAAATCTTTTCAACTTTATCATCTCGCTCATCTAGCATATCAAGGAAAACGCCATTTTCGTTTTCAACATTGAAAATCCTAGATTTTTTCCCATATCTTTTTACGCTAACTTTTACTAAAACTCCATATAGATAAAAAACATTTACGCTTAACGTGTTTTTATGAAACGAATACTTCACAATATTGTTGCTCTGTGTTGTTACTTTCTTTAATTTAAATTTTTTGTTTTTTAATACGATTGTTTCAGGTAAATCAGTTCGTAGAAAATATGGTTTATTTTCTCGAGCTTCGTTAAGTATTTTGTGTGCTAGTTTTAACATATCATTTCCTCCAATAATTGTTTTTCATTACACCGATATTGTATTGAAAGCACTTCAAATGTAAGACAGCAAATAAAAAATAAAAAAAAATAACCGAGCAATTAAGCTCGGTTACGATGTTTCAGTACCAGCAAAAACTCACTGGTCGATAGTATTGTTGCAAATGTATTAGTAATCATAAAAGCTCCTGCGGTGTGTTGTACGAACCACATGTACATTGCATAAGCTTCCATAAACCAAATACCAACCGCTAAACATGATAAATATAATAAGCTGAAATCATCTACAGATTTCGTCTTGAGAATCTTAATAATTTGTGGAATATATCCTACAGATAAAATAATTCCTCCGATAAGTTGTAAAATATTGAAAAATGATGCCATGATGTTTCCTCCTGATGTTTTGTTATTTAGAAATTTCATTCATGCTTTTATAAATAGAATAATCATACCATCTTTGTGTTTCGTTTAATAACTCCTTAAACCCTTCTTTTCCTTCTGGGAAATGTGCATTTTTCAAAACATATTCAATAGTTTTGTCTTTTGGTATATTACAATTATCATAACAAGATGCTAAAATAAAAGCACTTGCACGTACCCAATTCACATAATCAAATTCTTTAAAATAAGTTTGTCTACCAAATACAGGATAAAAAATTTCATCTATTGTTATCAATTCTTGATGATTCATTTTTTTAATTTTCTTGCTTTTAACTTCCTTTAAATGTTTAAATTCAATATCAATTTTTGCTAATTCCCATTCATGATATTTTTTTAAAATTAATGAAGTAACAATACCTGCTGGAATACCAAACAGTGCTCCAATAAATAAAAATAAAAACTCCATTTCATCCTCCTAAAATTCCGATTTTACTCAGTTTCTTTCCAACCCATGTTCCATTCAGTACCACATTTAAAACAAGAGTAGCTTTTCATGCGTTTGGTTTTCGTAAAGAAACCGCCAAGCTTTGTCGTGGTTATGCCAATACAATAAGAATTGCAAGTCGGACATATGTTATCATCCGACTTGATTTTCTTAAAGCTTGGTCGCTTTGTAATGTGCTTCATTACAGCTTTCTCAATTCACGATTGCTTTCTTTGATGATAGCTTTTAGCACACAAGCTTGAAGACCTTTTTCTTTGTTGTATGTGTCTTCAGGAGCACATTTCGCAATTACTTTGTATTCTTTACCTAAATCGCTCTTATAGAAAAGAATCGTAGTTGGGTTGTTGTAAATCACTTTAACCAATTGAATAACTTGTCTTCCTGTGGTTTGAACAAATGTTTTAACTTCAATGGCTGGTTTTTCTTTTTTGACAACATCAACCATATCTTCTGTCCACGTCCAAGTGCCATTGTCAATATCGAGTCTGTAACCATGCGTAGAAATTTTTGTAATTTTTGCTTTTTTGCCTAAATATTGTTTCATAGAATGTGCAAACATAGCTTTTCTATCGTTTAAAGCATTACCGTATCTATCATTAACTACTAAATCCTTCTTAATTGTTACCTCAGCGCCAACTTCAAGTTTCATTTTAATCATTTTAATTTCCTCCATTTGATTTAATTTAGTTATTTTCGTATCTTTCCTTGTAAATCACTTTCTTCATAAAAAACATTAATTCAATTTCAATTTCCAATTGTGGGACACCTTGAGCTAATAACTCTTCAATATGCTCCTTCATCGTTTGTTTCAATTCATCCATTTGTTTCCTCCTTTGAATATTAATATTCAAAACATCAATGATGCTCCAGCAATAAAAAATAATATTGCAAATGCGTGGTCAATGTAACCTGATTTTTCATCTGTCACAATTGTGTAAGATGTGAACCATAAAACTAAACCGCAAATTGTTTCGAACATGTTGTTCATTTCCTTTCGTTGTTCGTTGTTACTTTACTATTATATTGACGAAACCGAAATTGTAAGGAGCTAAACAAAAAACCAAAAAAAATAATCGGAGGATTTGTCCTCCGATTAAATCAGTAAGCTTCAATGATATATATTTGCCAGAATCCCAATCGTGCTGGTTTCATGTTTGCAATAATTTCTTTAGCTTTCGGTGTTAATGATATTGTATTACCTCCATGGTCAGTACTTGTAAACACCACAGGACCCACCAGCAACGTGTCTCTGTCCGTTATATTGTTTGTTCGTGAACGTTTGATAAGAATGTTTGGTTCCAATTCCTTCATCAATCCTGCATCGTCAACGTACATATCAAGTTCACCATGTCTGCAAGCATCCATACAATCTTGAATTTTCCCTGAAATACATTCATACGTGTTCTTTTTGTTTACACCTTCCATCATTTTCAAATCCTCACCTGGCATACGATACATCATTTCGAAATCTTTCATTTTAATATCCTCCTTAGCAACAACCTTTATTTTCCTTGCACATCCATTCGTAAAATTCACCTTCATTGCCATCCTTGTCGGAGAAAAATATTTGATGCGTGATTTCCTCTTTTTTGTCATTGCCACAAATGAAACATTCTTTCTTTTCCATTGTTCATTACCTCCTCTTTCTTATTACTTCTTTATTATACTATGGTTCTCATCATACGTCAATAGATATTTGAATATTAATTTTCAATTTTATATAAAAAAAATAAGCTCCGAAGAGCTTATTTCATTAACAATATCACCGCAATTATGAATGATATTATCAAACATATGACAAGCAAATAATAAAGCTCGTTCATGAGCTTACTTGAATGTTACATTGAACGGGTTTGTATACACATCGCCCATGTACGTCAGCTGATTTGTATTCCAATCAGCTTGAATGCCTTTGTATACCATTACTTTTGTACGGAATGTTTTTGTTACGTTGTGGTCCCAAACTTCCCAAATGTCAGGGAATGTTGTGTCATAAGTAATTGATTTAGTTTCTCCTGGTTGAAGCTTGATGATGGTAGAATATTCGATAAATCCGAAACCACCAGTTGGACTTTGTTTTTCAAGCATTTCAATAACCGTCATTGGATAGCTGTTATTATTTTTCACTTTAAACACAGCTTCTTGTGGAGCTACGTAGCTGTTCTGTGTCATATTCACACTAACACCTTCATAAGAAGCTGCCGCTGCTTTCGATACAGGATTAGCTAGTTCAAGAGTAGCAATACCTCCTAATGCGATTGCTGAAGCCATTGCTGTTGCACCTAATTTTCTTTTCCATGATTTCATAATAAATTGCCCCCCAATTTTAGTGTTTTGAACAGTTTTGGGACATGTTCAGGTCTTGTTGATTATTTGCTGATTGTGAACATGTTGCCAGTTGTGTAGTAGTTATAATATTTTCCTTCAGATTCGTAAGTGTATTGCATTACTGCCACATAATTACCTGGCTCGTAAACTGAAGTAATTGTTGTTGTGAATTTGCCATTGTATTCATCTGAATCTGAATCGGTGATTGTTTTGTAACGAGCTAATGACATATCGTCCATTACACGGTAAATTTTAACTATTGCCGAATCTCCGCCACCAATTGGTTCATTGATTGTGATAGTTTGACCTTGTTTTAAATTGCCAAGGTTTAATCTATCGTTGTTGTCAACGTTGTGTAGTTCAGGGAAATATTTGTAAGGCCAATCATCAGCCACAGCTGCCTGTGCTTGAATTGAAGGTTGTAAAATTTCTACTGCTGTAAATCCACCGAATGCTAAAGCTCCTACTAATGCGATTTTTCCTAAGTTTTTCATAATTATTCACCTGTTCCTTTTCCTGTAACTGTCATTCCAGCTGTGTAAATTGTATCTACAGAACCATCAGCATGTTTGATTTCAACTTTGTAACGGTATGTGCCATCATCATAAACATCATCGCCATATCCTGTGAAAGTTGAAATATCATCGTATGAACCAGCTGGAACCCACTGATTATTCCAACGGAAGTTAGTTTCAAATTCTCCCCAGCTATCTCCGTTTTTCTTTTCGATGCTAACATTGTAATAAATTTCTTCAGCTCGGTCATTTGTGATTCTTGCGATTAAGCTGTTGCCAAAAGTAACTTGTGTAGAATGAATTTTAACTGTAACATCATTCACCGTTTCACCAGGTCCACAGATATAATGACAGCCATCCCAATCTTCAGCTTGTGCTTGTGCTTGTGCTTTTGGTGTATCAATGTTCATAACCGTGAAACCACCCAATGCTAATGCGCCAGTTAATGCAATTGTTGCTAACTTTTTCATTTGTATTGCCTCCGTTTCGTTTGTTTGTCTCTTTCGACTTTTTCATTATACCTAATCCGTCAGTAGTTGTAAAGTACTTTGACCATCTTTTTTTTAATTTATTTTTAAAATCTATTATAATGAAGAAACACGAAAAAACCACCAATCGTAATTGGTGGCTTCGTTGTTATTATTATTTTGCTTATGGAATGTTTACGAATGGAGTTGCTCCACCAGATACTTGTGGTAATTTACCATCCCATTTGTCGATTTGACTCTTTTGAATTAATTCAGGAGTTAATGATTCTTTTACAATTCGGTTAGCTTCCGCTTCACCTTTAGCTTTTGCAATGTCAGCTGCTGCTTTGCCTTCAGCTTCGATTTTAGCTTTTTCAGCATTAGCTTCAGAAATTTGTTTATCAACATTTAATTTCTCTAATTCTTGAGAAGCTTTAACACGAGCGTCGATAGCTTGTTGTGTTGTTTTATCTAATTCAGGTGTTCCTAACGTTACGTCCGTAACAATGAAACCAAGTTTAGAAGTTGATTTTGATACTTTTTCAGTTACTTTAGCTGATGCTTCAGTTGTTTTGTTTCCGTATACATCTAATACGCTGTATTCAGAAATTGTAGCACGAGTTGCTTGGAATAACTTATTGTATAGATATCCTTCTTGAATTTGCTCAATGTTTTGAGAACCAAGTTCTTTGAAGATGTTTAACACTTTAGATTTGTCAACTTTCATTTCGTAGCGAACAGGCATTGTGATTTTTTTACCATCGCTTGTTGTTGCGCTTACGTCATTTTTAACAACTGTTACACGAGTTGGATATTGTTGTGTTTTGTCAAGAAATCCGATTAAGTGCCAACCTGGATTAAGTACTTCTTTAGCGCCACCACTTGGGCTATATACAACAGATGCTTTACCTTCTGGAACACGTTCAACGAAATTTGTAAATGTTACAATACCTCCGATTAATAACGCTCCTCCTAATACTGCACCTTTGATTAATAATGATGGTCCTTTAGATTTAAACATAATTTAATTCCTCCAATTTGTTTTTTGATTTGATTTGTTATTACACTACTATTATATTGACGATATTTAATATGTAAGGTATGGCGTATATTTTTTTTATTTATATATGTAATAGTTAAGTGCCAATATAGCTATGGCACATATCATATCTAGTAGTATCCACAATATTACGATTTTCAATCCATATTTCTTATATAATTGTGCAAATAGTTTTTTCATTAGATGTCCTCCATATGGTTAAAAAAAGAAAGAGCTTAAGAAATAAGCTCTTCCATTTCTTGTACTGCTAATACAAGTACTTCAATTTGTGCTTCAGTTGCTTCGGTTAATTTTTTACCTACACCGAAATGTTTTTCAACAATAGCTGCTAACTCTGGCATACGTTGTGCTTTGTGGAATTGAACACCTAATGCTTTAGCTTTCGTCATTACTGCTTCGAAATTATCTTCGAATGCTTGAACGAATGCAACTTCTTTTTCTTCTTTTAAGTTCGATTTTCCTTCAGCATCAATTGCTGTTTCCATTGCTTGTTTATATGCTTGTGGGTTTAGTGAGAATACCGCTGGCATTCCTTTGAAACGACCACCTGCTTGCCATTGCATTGTTTCACGAGCGTATAATACACGTTGTTCGTTTCCTTCAGTATCTACACCAACAGCTGCGAATAAAATGTTATCAACCATTTTTGATACGATTTGTAAACCACGTTTTGGAATCGTTGGGATGTATTTCTCAAATTCTTGCTCAGAGTTTGGAATTTTTTCCGTTTTTGTTGTTGCGTGAGAAATAAATGCTAAATTATATCCTAATTTTTCGATTGTGTTTAGACCTTCAAATAGTAGAGATGAAATGTCAGCCCAGCCGCCACCGTATGGAATATCTTTTAGGTTTTCTACACCGTGCTTATTTTTAACAAATTTTTCAACGTAGTTGTAAAGTAAATCGACAGTATCAATAATGATTGTTTTATAACGGTCTCTTACAGCATCTTTTTTCAATTCACGTAGCACACGTTGAAAATCAGACCAACTGCCTACATCCATAACAAATGCTCCTGCTAATGCTTTGTAACCTTTTTCAGTTGCTAAAATTAAAGCGTCGTCACCATATACACCGTGAACGAAAGTTGTCTTACCGATTTTTGGGTTTCCGTAAACTAACATAGTATAAGAACTCATATCCTTTGAAATTTTTTGTGGTTGAATCGCTAATAAATCGAATTTGTTTTCTTGTGTCATAATAAATTCCTCCAATTGATTTTGATTTGATTTTGTTTGATTTGTCTTACTAAACTATTGTATTGACCTTTTAGCATTTGTAAGGATTAAAAAGAAACTTTTTGACTCCAAACCCTACCATTTAAATAATAATGTGCTTTACGTGTGCTCGTTAAGTGAACAATACACATAAGTTCATCAGAATATATTTGTTTGTCAAGCTTTTTAAATTGCACATCTTCAATTCCTAAAGCGTAAAGACTTTGAATATTGAAATTAGGCTCATTAAGCTTTTTCATAATTAATTCTTCGATGTCATTTTTGTTAACATCTAAACATACTCGAATATTTGTGCTTCCGAACGTGTCAATAGATGTTTCAATATCGCCAACACGACCTGTCATAATTTCAATTTTTAATGTTGCTAGGAACTTATCTACAGCCATTTCTTGCTGTTCTTTTGGTGCCATTCCTAAAGAATCAAGTGGCGTAAATACTTTGTTAGTTCCTAAACGAATTTGCTTTGTCATTTTTCATTACCTCCGAATGTTTTGTTTGTTTCTTGTTACAACAGTATTGTATTGATGGCGTTTAAAATGTAAGATGTGGCACAATCTTTTTCTTTTGAATATTAATATTCAATTTGGCAATAAAAAAAACACGAGCTAAATAGCCCGTGTCATTAATTCTTAGAAATCTGGCATATCATCGTTAACAATATCAGCTGGTGCTGGTGTTGCTGGCACAACTGGTGTTTTTTGCATATCTAATGGCATTTGACCTGCAACATTCACGCCAGCTCCGAAACCTGTTGGTGCGTTTGGAACAGCTGGTGCTGTTGCTGTGCGATTTTGTTTTAATTCTTCACGAGCTAGTGCTAATTTACGTTCAGCATCTTGAATTTGTTCTGGTGTAAATGCTTTTGGTTCTTCGAATGGTAAATCTCCGCTTACGATTTCATAGTTACGAACGTATTTTGTGAATGTTTTATTTCCTTCAACTTTTACACTTTCGTCACCGAATCCGTGAGACATTGGAACTTCTTCTTCAACTTGACGTTCGCCAATTTCAACGTAGCTGTTAAGTTTGAATGTTAAACGACCTGTTGAACCTTCAACATATAAGTTTTGCATTGCATCAGCTAATCCTAGAGAAACAATTGCGTTTCGGAATGGTACGATTTTTTCACCGTAGCCAACTGTGAAGCAATTTACATCATAATGAGTAACTTCGCCATCGTCAGTAGCTTTTGCTAAGAATGATTTAACGATAACTTCTACAGAAGCTACTGCTTTATCTGGTGTGTCCGAACCTTCATCTAAACGATTGAAGAATACACCTTTAACTTGGTTGAATGATTTAAGCGTTTCATCGTCATTTTTACCGTAATATTCATTGATGTCAATTTCGCCAGTTACTTTAATGCGGTCAGCGTTTTCTTCGCCATGTGCTTCAATTGATTTATATTCATTCATCATTGTTTGAATGCCTTTGAATAATTTAGAAACATTGCCTTTTTTATCCTTTTTCATTACGAATACGTTTGCTTCATGCTCATGCACTTTGTTATCCGTTTTAGAAACGATTGTTACTTTACCTTTAACATATTCTTTACCATTTTGGCTTGTTTTTAACTCTAAATCAATTTCCTTTAAAGTTCCTACGATTTCTACTGCATTCGTTAATTGTGGTAATGTGTTTGTCATAATAAAATTCCTCCATTTGGTTTTAATTTGATTTGTTTTGTTTTGTTGTTACTTCATTATTATATTGAAAAAGTTTCGTTTGTAAGGATTAAGCTTGATATTTTCGCTCAATATATTTGGCAAATTTTTGACGTACAAACTGTAATCTTTCTTCACGAATGATTTGTTGCTCGATAGATAATTCTTCATCATCTTCTGGGTCATCTTCATTTTCTTCTTCGCCACATGATGGGCAAGTAGTAGCTCCGCAACACGGACAAGTTACCCACCATTCATTACATCGAGGACATTTATCCATTATAATCGCTCCAATACAATGTTTTCCATTTTAGCTTTGAACTTACGCAATTCTTTAAGTTCACGAGCTTCTTCTAATGAAATTAAGCACACTCGAGCTTCATAATCTGTAGCTCCAGGCATATATGAAACACGTTTAACCATTGTTTTCACATATTCTTCATTTTTAATTAATTCTTGAGCTAGTGAATGTGCTAAATCGTCAACAATACGAGCATCTAAATCTCTTTTGCTAACTGCGTGAAGCAACATCATATCATCAACTGTTGTTCTTGCACCAACTTGTATCATTTGTTTTTCCTCCTTGTTTGTGATTACAATTTCATTATATTGATTTGTAACGGAATGTCAGGTAATAGCGGAAAAAACGTTACAAAAATGGCAAATAAAAAAACGCTAAAATCAGCGTTTTCTTGTAATTTCTATTATATGAAAAGCGTGGTCATTTCGTTCATCAACTTCAAAAACTTCTGGTGAACCAGGAATCCACTCATCTTTATTTATCATTTCCATAGGGAAGAAAGCATCTGCTTCAAATGTCCCTTGTACCGATGTTAAATACAATTTATCCGTTTTATCAATGAAGAGTTTGTATATTTGAGCTCCACCAATAACAATAAAATCATGTGTGCTTTCCATATTTTTAAATTCTTGATAATCCATGAAAAATACTTCCGTAGTATCATCAACTTCGTAATGAGCTTTTTTACCATTTGTTAATACAATGTTTGTTCGTCCTTTTAAAGGTCCTTTGGGAAGTGAATCGAACGTTTTTCTTCCCATAACAACCATTTTCCCTTTTGTTGTTTTAACAAAATGTTCCATATCATCTTTAAGATTCCATAAAAGCTTACCTTCAAAACCAATTTCATTATTTAATCCTTTAGCAACAATCATTTCAATCATTATTCAGCCACCTCGAATTTTAGTTGTGTGCGTGGTTCATAACCAATTAGCTCAAAATCATCTACAGTGAAATCATAAAAGCTTTTAACTTCAGGATTTACCCATAATTTTGGAGCTGTTGTAGGAACACGATGTAACATATTTTTTGCGTTTTCTTCATGTTTGTTGTAAATATGACAATCTTGAATAAAGTGTGTGAATATGCCAACTTCTAATTGACAATGACGAGCAATCATATGCATTAACACCGCATATTGTACCAAGTTCCAGTTATTAGCTACAAGGAAATCGTTTGAACGTTGAACCAATGTTCCATGTAGTTTGCCATCTTTAACAGATAAATGTAATGCGTAAGCACATTCAATCAATGCCTTTTCACCAGAATCTTCAGCATTAAACATGTTTAACATAAGCCTACGTGAAGTTGGATTTATTTGAATTTGCTGAAGTACGTAATCAATTTGAGAATCGTAACCCAACATTGGTTTACCAATTTGGTAACCGTAAGCTTTACCGATTGAACCATTTTCATCTGCCCAAGCATTCCATATCTTACTATTTAAATCTTTGATATTATTTGAAAACTTTTGATATATCCATAGGATTTCATCAATCGCTGCTTTTAAATTTGTTGGTCGTAATGTGATAATAGGAAACTCTTCAGCTAAATCATATTTATTAACAACTTGTAAAGCTCGTTTCGTTGCAACTGGTGTACCATCTTTCCATTTAGCTCGATTATCAACTTCCCATTCGCTAGCCATAATCATATCGAGCGTATTTTTAAATTTATAATCTACTTTCGCCATACAATATCCTCCTTAATGTTTATAAAGATATTGTATTGAGAAAAGCTATTATGTAAGGACAAAATAAAAAAACACCGAGACTGGCTCAGTGTTTAATTTTCTTCGTGATATTCGATTGTACCAATTTTATTACCATTTACATCGGTGATTGAAACTGGCATTCTTCCGTTTTCAATTGAATCAGCACATTCTCGTAAAATGCGAGATATTTCAGTGTTCGGGTTTTCATCGAAAGCTGCATTGTCGGTTATAAAAGCTATTCTAATATTTCCCATTAGACATCTTCCTTTCGATTCTGTTTAATATTTTGTTTTGATTTTCAATAGCTGCAACTTCTTGTTCCTTAAGCTTAACTTCTTCTTCCTTAAGCTCATTGGCTCTCGTCATTTGTTTGCCAATCGTTTCTAACTTGTTTGCTATTGACGGCAAAGTTTCGTCTAAAAGTTTTATACCTGCTCTTGTTCTTGAAAATTCTACCACGTAAATCACTCCTTGTTATTTGATAATTCAATTATAACACACTGGTACTAAATGTCAACAACTTATTTTTAATTCGCTTCCTTTAGCTTGATTACAATCTGCACACATTGGTTGATAGTTGCTAAAATGGTTAGCTCCACCCTTACTGCGTGGTATGATATGGTCCTTGGTCATCATCACTTCTTCGCCTTTAGCGTTAACTCCGTACAAATTGAAATGGTACGTTGGACATTGTGGATTACGTTCTTTAGCAAAATATGTTCCTTTCATACCACATTCAACACAAACAACGCCTTTATGCTTGAATAGCTCATATCGTTGAGAATTCATTTTGATTAAATCGCCATCCCAATCAACTTTACTTTCTTTATTGGGAACAGTTGAAGGAACTGTAAGTTCCAACACCGCTTCCACATCATATGTTTCTTTACGAATATAATTACACATTTATTTTCCCTCCAGATAATCATTGTTTTTCAGCCATCGTCTCAAGCTTACATATTCGTGGCTTAGATTTTCCTTAACCCATACTAAACCTTCTTCAATTGATTCAAAGCTTAATAATTCGCTGCCAAAAACATTCATCCATTCCTTGTCGATTTCTAATGTTTGACAATCATAATCTTGAATTGTAAATGGTTTCGCTGTAAAATTATCAATTGTTACCGAACAAAGCTTATCACTTATCATTATTTGTTTCATGTTGATTTTATATCCATCTTCGTTTCCAATTTTACGCCATTTTCCGTTTCTCATTGTTCAAAACCTCCTACAATATCTTGAATTTCTTCAAATGAAATATCTAAAGCTTCACATAATTGGTCTAACGGGTTTCCTGGTTCATCGTACATCCAATTGTAATTGTCGCCATTTTCTGAAGCTGTTTGAATCAATTTAGCTATTAATGAAATCATTTTAGCTTTATCCATCGTTTATTCCTCCTTAACAAATTTCAATTTTCTTGCCAGTTTGAACAGGTATTCCCCAAACCATTCCACAATCATTTTCACATTCATAATGAATTGTATTTTTTTCAAATGAAGGAACAATTTCACCTAAAACATGATTAAACGTTGTATCACATTCACATGAATCACAATAACCAATTATCGCTTTCGGCATTTGCAATGTCATTTGTAACACCTCTTTCTTATTTATAATGTAATTATATCACATTACTAACAAATGTAAAGACATAAATAAAAAACCACCGTATGCCAGTACGATGGTTTGCTTGTGTTTCTATTCCGCAGTTTTTAATTTGTCGTAGTTTTTGGAGTAGATGTCTTATGAGACAATACTATTGTATTAAATAAATCGAAAATGTAAGGTTCCTCCTAAAATATAAATTTTACTGGGTTATAGCATCAATATATACGCAAAAAACACAACCAGCATACAACCAGTTGTGTTTTCTTTCATATTAACCTCGACCAAGGTCTGGCATGATTGTAATTCCATCAAATGATACCCAGCTTGGTGTGCTATCATGATTGTAAATGATATTTTTGTTTTCATCAACGTCTACTCGCACAGGACCAACGTTGGACATACAAGTTAAAATTCGTCGTCCCATTGGGAATTCTGGAATTCTACCCATAATTGCACCTTGCTTAATTGAATCAGCTTTAACTGCTTTAACAGTTCCTGATAATACAATTTGATACAAATACTCATCAAAAAGAATTCTCGTAGCTGTTGGTGCTCCATATCCGTCGCCATGTTCCACAACTACATCTGCATTTAATCCTAAACCATAATTCATTGCATCTACCATAATAAGTTCCTCCTAATATATATTAAAGGGTGAATTAACACCCTTCAGCAAATTCAATTTTTGTAGCATGTTGAGCTATTTTTTTGGCAATCAATGTAATTAATTGACCAACTCGTTGAGGTGTAATATCGAAATGTGGCGCAATGTCAACATTCTTTTCACCTTCACGGATTAAGCTATACATAACACGTTCACGAGGCGTTAGCAATGTTTCATCAGCTAATTGTTCAAAAGCTGCAACAATAAATGCTAGTTCGTTGTCTGGCTCGAAATCGCAAAACGTTCTCATTAAAGCTTCAACGTGTTTTTCATTTTTAAAATCAATTACATCTAAATCATATTCCGTGCTTTCAGATGGATTAGCATTGTAACCGAATGTGCCAAGTAATTGGTCTTTAACAGTAATCATATCTGTTTTAATTTGACCGCTAGCACGAGTTAATAAATAACGGTTGCCAGAAGCGTCAAGGTTTTCTTTTTTAAGCTTGTGTGAAATGCGGTCAAGTTCTGCTTGATAAGCTCGTAACACTTCGCCAACCAATCCTTCACGTTTCAAATCTTTTGTTGTAATAACTTGCGCTTTAGATTTTTTGTAATTCTTTTTGGAGCGAACAAGGAAATGAATTACAGTGTCCTCGTTTGAATCAGACGCCATTCCTTCAATTGAATTTTCACGTTGAATTTTCTTTTGAAAATACTGTTCATCTGTGTGGAACACATAATTTGTTTCAATTTTTTCTTCCTTGATTTCATCGGAATTTAGCAAATAGTTAGCTAATGTTTCCACTGTACGTGCTACATTGTCTTCATGTGATAATTTATCTGAACTGTTCAAATTCACTTTCATATTGTTAAAATGCTCAGCAATATCTTCTTCTCGACCTTCTAAGACAGCTTCAACAATTGCTTTTCTGTCTTCTAATTTTGTTTGTTTATAATCAATACCATCTCTGATTAGAGCTAATTCTTCCACCTTCATTTTAAATTCTCCTTTAATGTTGTTTTAATGTCTTTATGACATCGTTCTTAATACTATTATATTGATTTACTGGCCATTGTAAGGAAAATTCAAAAAATAAAAACCAATAAAAAAACCAACCATAACGGTTGGTTCTAATAACTTACTTGTATCTGCTTTTTACCAAATTGGTTAGCAACTTCAATTGAATCAAAGTAAACATCTACTTTATTTCCTTTAATCGCATTGCCCGTATCTTCAGCAATGTATTCTCCGTCCATGTAATCATACGGTGCTGGGAAGTCGATTTTTACTTTAGTTCCCAAAGGAATTACGTTAGGGTCTGTAGCAATAGTACGACCTTGTTTCACGGTTGTTCCGCTGGCTGTTAGGTTGCCCCACTTTTGAGCACTCAGCATATCGCCATTTTCCCAAGTGGAATATGCGGTAGCAATGAATGTCATTGTGTTACCTACTGGTGGTGTTTCGTTTGTTACTTTTGCACTGCTCATAGGGCTTGTTACTTTTTTGAATCTAACTCATTCCTCAGCTTTTCTTTTTCCGCAATGACCTGTTTGTTCTTTTCATTCAATTCTGCATTTGCTTGTTTTTGCTGTGTGAGAGCTTCATTGGCCGATTGTAATTCTTGTTGAACTTTCGTTAATTCTTCTTTTGAAGAATCTAATTCCGTTGCAACATCTTCAAATCGCTTAGTGATTGTTTTAACTTGCTCGTGATTTTCTTTAGATTCTTTTTTGGCATCTACAAGCTTTTCTTCAACTTTTACTTTTTCTTGATACACCGTATTATAATTTTGGAATCCCACATAACTCATCGCTGATGCACCAACTGCTAGTGAAAAGAAAGCGGTGAGAACATGTTTACTTGTGAATTTTAACATATAATTTCCTCCTATTGAATATTAATATTCAACTCCACATTAGTGGAGCTGAATAATTATTAATTGTATGATGGTTCTGTTTTGTCATCTCGTAAACGTTTGAATGTTGGGAAACGTAACGATACGCCACCGTCTTGGTTTTTTGATTCTTCAAAATATCCCACTTCGACAATCGTACCAATCAATTCAAATCGCTCAGACCATAGCTTGTTGCGCTCAACGTCGCTGAAACCAGAACCGACATTAACTTCATATCCTTTGTATTCAACGACCAGCGAACCGAGCTTGTCGCCATGTTTATGTTCTTCGAAACCAACAATTCTTAAATCAGCTGTTTCGAACTTTTTAACTTTAAGCAACTTACGTGAACGTTTTGTTTCATATAAAGCATCAACTGGCGATACCATTAATCCTTCAAGACCAGCTTTAGAAGCTTCTTCCAATAGCTCATACACACGTTGCTTATCTGTTCCAACATAATAAATTGGGACAATTTTTAATAAATCATGGTCAGCTTGTTCAACAACTGTTGTCAAATCGTTGATACGCTCTTCTAATGGCAAATGTGATTTACCGAACTTAAATTCAACAATACGCAACATATCGAATGCCCAAAATTGAATGCCAGTTTTAACGCCATCTTTACGAACGATTTTTTGTGTGTATCGGAATAAATCGTCTGAAGTATAATTATGGATGTTTTCAGCAATCAATTCTCCATCGTATACAATACCTTTAGGCAATTGTTTGAAAATTTCTTCAAGTTCGATTAATCCTTCGATTGGATGTCCTTGTCGTGTGAAGAATTTAGGACCAGCTTGTTCATTGATAACAGTACAACGAATTCCATCTAATTTCAAGCTTACTTGGAATCGTCCTTTGATTTTATCTTGATGGTCTTCCCATTTAGAAGCTAACATTACATTATGCTCTGGGATAAAGCTTAAACCAACTGAATCTTTTCCGAATACTTTGTTAATTGTTTTGGCTGTGATACCAACTTTTAAATCTTTTATTAATATGTTGGTTACAAATTGTTTCATATCATCATCTAATTGTGACAGATAATTTTGAACAACGCCAATAACATCATCTGAACCTGTGTTATTTTTTGCTACGAATTTCATTAGCTCACTTAGTTTATGAAAACCAACTGAAACTGGCACGACAGTACGAGTTACTTTCTTTTTAGCTAATCCTGTTACAACATATGGATTGTAAACGAATTTAAGCACTTCTTTAAATCCTGCTAAATCAGCATGTTTCAATAACAATGCTTCTTTTTCATTTCTACTTGATGTTGCTTCAATTTCATCAAACGCTAACATTAAATTTTTAACACTCATTACATTACCTCCTAATTTTGATTACACCGTTATTGTATTGATATGTATTAAAATGTAAGGAAGCATTGTATTTCGATTATATTTCAATGTTGTAACAATGCTGTAAGAATTGAATATTAATTTTCAATTGCATTGTCTGTTTACATATGTTATAATTGATATATAAATGAATAGGAGGTTTTGTTATGAAATTACAGGAAATACGTGAGGAATTTATCAAGAACATGAAAGAATGTGATTATGATAAGGAAATGATTGATTTTTTAGCTGATGATATGGCAACGATGTTGTGGGTTGAGCATTGTTTAACGGATAAAGCTATAACATATAGGTCAATGCGATATTTGTTTGGGGATGCTGGTTTTCATGAAGGATTACAATTACAATATGATAACCCAATGAATGCGGAGACAATGTTATTAACAATAAATGGAAAAAGGTAGCTCAATGAGCTACCTTTTTTTATGCGAAAGCTTTTTGCTTTTCACGTTTCTTCATTGTATGTTGATGCGTTTCACGATTACGCTTGATAACTGTTTTTAAAATCAATTTGCCACTGTGGTGTTTCTTGAAAACAAATTCAACGCTATGTCTGGCAAACACATGTATTGTGCCATCCTCTTTCGTTACAATTCGTTTGATTCTTGAAAAATGTAAATCTTGCTTGATACATTGATAAGTATTTAACTTGCTGTAAATTCCTACACGCTGCTCATAACGTCGTTTTGCATGAGAGCTAACAATGTAGCGTCCTAAAATCATTTTGATTTCCTCCTTTGTGTTTATTTTATATATGATGTGGTTCGCCCACCAAATTTTTAATTTATATCACTATTGTATTGAAATTGGTTGAAATGTAAGGAAAAATAAAAAAAATTCGAGAATTAAATTAATCCTCGAATTTCGACCATCTTTCTAATAAATTTCGCATTCGTTCAGATGGAATGTAGCAATTCATTGGTTGTCCTTTACGAATACAACCACGGAACATAAACTGAATCAAATCACTCATAGCTAAAACATCTTCATCAACTTTTGAACCTTTGGATAAGAAAAATCGTTTTTCCATCGGGTTCATAAAGCGATTATAAATATATGCCATTGATTCACATTCAGCATAAGCATTTGTAGCTCGCATATTCAATGATACAAAATTATCCTTTGAGCGGTCATCTTTTTTATTGAATGTACATTTTTTATTTTTTAACAATGAAGCTATATCTTTTTTCGTTGTCCAAAACAAGCTCTTATTGCCAGTTTTTGTTTGGGTATCGAAATAGTTTCTTAAATTTTTATTTAAACAAGCAATTTCATCTTTCGTCGCTTTATCAAACCAAGTTGACGATAGCAAACCTCTTGTTTTATTTTGCATGTTGAAATTTGTATTAAGTTTGCTAATTTTACGTCCTTGTTGATAATCTTCATATATATTTAATTTCTCGAAAATTTCTTGTCTTGGTTCTTTCAACTTATTGTATGGTACAATTGAATATTTATTTTCAACTTTACTTACGCTAAATTTTTCATATTCAACGTTGTACATATCATAATAATATTTTTGTATTTGTCCATCGAATAAATATGTCAAGATGTAAACATCCTTAAAAGAAAGGAAACTATTGATATTCATTGTCCAAAACATTGCCATATTTTCATAAATAAACAAATTTTCGCTTTGAGCTAATATTTTAACGTCACGGAATCGAGAATCATCTTCCATTCCATATTCTTCGTCAATCCATGCAACAGAACCATCATTTTTCACCTCGATTGCTTTAGCTTGTAATAAATATTGAATATCCTTTGGACTGATTTTTACTGGTTCAAGGACATTCGCTACTTCATCCATAATCAACGTATAATCAGCTTGCTTAATCAAATCTAACGTTTCTTGGTCGAGCATTTTGAATAACTGATGTGTTGTTACTATTGATTGCTTAGATTCGAGCAATTCTTTAAAATGTGACAATTTTGAACCATTTCCTTTATTGGATTCTGGCTCTAGAAATTCAGCATTAGTGGAATTGATGATTCTGTCGACTTCGTTTAAATATGGAGTGACGTAAATGAATTTTTCATCATTTTTTGATTCATTTATGCGTTGTATTGCCCAAGATGTTTTTCCTGAACCACAAATGTCATCTACCACTTTAATTTTCATCGTTGTCTCCTTGTGTTATTGATTTGTACTTATTACTATTGTATTGAACAATCGAGGATTGTAAGGAGGATTATTAACTATATATAATAACAAAAACAACAAAAAACAACATGCTCTGAGGAACGTAGTGACGAAGATAGGAATAACGCCAGTTATTCCAAAGAATTATATAGTTACAATATTAACTTAATATAGGAAGTATATAGGATATGTATATGATATAGGAATTATATAATATAGGAAGAATATAGTAATTATATATGTAGCTATAGTGAGTATATATAATATATATAGTATTTATATAGTAGTAATAGTTGCGCTACAGACAAGCTGTAGCGTATCACGCCATTCGCTAAAGCTCATGGTCGTGAGCATCGTTTGTTTGTTATGTATTGGCTATTATATCACTAACTCTAAGTAAATATAACTATCCCATATATGTCTGATTAGCTAAAAAAATAAAGCATATCATCGTAACACCATTCAATCAGACCTTATGGTGTACTCAAGCGATATGCTCAGCTATATTCCTACCAGTATTTATTTTTATACTTGATAATACTAAAAACAAGTTGACGATATATCTAATGATAAAGATAGTAACGAGTGTACTTAATTGCAACGGCTACACTACACCTTGAAGTTGATTGATAAAGGAGTAACTTTCAGCTTATAATCTCCAAGTTATTTAATTGTTATGATACTATTATATTGAATTGCTGGTGATTGTAAGCTAAAAAATGAAAATAAATAAAATAAATTACTATATAATATGAAGAAACTCGAAAAATATAAAAATGTGGAAAATATAAATAATGCGGAAAATGTGAAATATGCAAATATCTATCCCCCTAGGGGAAAATAGAAAAAATATTGAGAGGATAAGAGG